ACGCCAAAAATTTTCAGAGGATTTCATGCAGACAAGAAAAAGCCCGCATATAGCGGGCTCTAGCCATAAACACTGGCGGTGTGTTTATTGTGTATGGTGCCCGGAGCCGGAATCGAACCGGCACGGTGTTACCACCGAGGGATTTTAAGTCCCTAAATAAAACCATGTAAATCAACGACTTAACACTTATTTCTTTCCGCACGCGATGGCTTTCAATTGCCTTGCAGCCCAATGATAGCGCGGGGTCTAAAATAATATCGGAAAGGATTTTAGTACCACTAACACTGCTAAATGACCTGGGGCACAGTATCAAAACGAGACTCGGAGTTAGCAACCAAAGATCTATATAGAATCTGGGTAGGAACCGGAATTTTGAGCATTTTTCCCCATATCTTGCGCCTTAGCAATATAACCAATCGCGCGAAGTAACTCATAGCTATCCCCATCAGCTAAAACTTGTGAAAGGTACTCTGCAATAGTTTCTTCGCTATCAAGATAATCAACGATATCAAACGTCTGCAGCTCAACTACATTAACCATGATTTAACTCTCTAGTGGGTAGCTAGCTCATTCGATAAATCAGGATGTTTGACTAGTAAGCGCAGCAAACACAACACACCGCCTGGAGGAGTAAAACGACCTTGCTCCCAGTCACGAAGGGTAGCAACCGGTGTGGAAATACGACGTGCAAACAAAGCTTGGGTTAGCCCTGTGCGCTCTCTCGCTTGACGCACTAGAATTTGTTCAGGAGTCGTGACGCGCCCCTGCATAGTTTGAGCCTCAGCCAAAGCTTGACGCAGCTCTGGAATAGACTCACCAGCATCAAGCTCAATGGCATTAGCAATGGCTTCTAAGTCAATATTTTTATTCATGGCGTAGCACCTCACTCGCTTTCATCGAGCGTCCAGCTTGCCTTGCCTTGGCTTGCTTAGGACCCTAGAAAGAAGTTCGTCCGTTGTCTCAAGATTATACTTTTCTGACAACAATTCTTTCATCCGGAAAAGTCGAAGGTTAGCAGTGTCGACTAAGGTGGAAAATGTGGTCGCTCTGACACGACCATAGTCTTTACCAGAATCATCGGATAATTTTTTATCTCGCGGGACTTTGTTGTCTACCATTTGCCCCACCACCCAAGCGTTTATATAGGGCTTCCCTGAGACAAGGCCTAACAAAGAAATATCTTGCACATAATTTTCTGCTTGATGAGCCTCCTTTCGCGTCAGCTTAAAACCTCCTCTTTTCAGCTCAATAAGCAAAATATTTTGTAGCTGCGCAAGTACAGGGTCCACCGGATCAAATACTTCAACACCTGTAATTTGAACACTAGTTTTTTCTGGCAGAACAACGATATCAGGCCGAGTATTGTCATTAATAAATGTAGCTTTGCTTTTTTTAAAAAGCTCCCTAGATACAGTTCTTAATGTTGCGTTTGAACAGTATTCTTGCGACTCGAACTCATGCCCAAACAGCCATCTAGACCTCAAAACCAACGGGTGTAATGTATGCAATTCATCGACGTCAGGATCATCAGCCAGCCTCTGTATAGTTTCAATGACGCTAATCCTACTGTCTATTTCATCCAGGGCTCGCAGCGCATCTTTGACGGTCCACTCTGAAAGCAAATGATCTAGGCCATCTATATCATCTGACTCCAACGTGGAAAGCTTTTGCAGTAAGGCTGCTCCGCTCTTGGATTTTTCCAAATTAATTACAGCTTTAACTGCTGTTGCTAGGAAATCTGGAGATATCGCTGGATGTGCTGTTGCTATACCTCTCGTAAACTCGCTCACTTCCAGCTGAGCACCTAGTCCGAGTGAGGCCAGCTCATTCCTATTCTCTGACAGCGCATCCTCTGAAACAGACTCGACAAACTCACCCGCCAACTCCATCATAATTTTACAAACATGGTCTGCCGTGGCTTTGTATAGTTCATCAACAGAGTCAGTAGAACGAAATCCAGTCCAGTCTTCTTCTACGTCAGACTCAAAACCACTAGTATCTACAATTACTGTATAGCGGCGCGCAAAACGAGTTCTTCTATCTATCGCAAACTTGCCAATCGTCCAAGATATAGTCCCGACCAAGCGTTTTTGCACCCAAAATGCCACCCCCTGATGAATGGAGGACTGGTTCAGTTTGGTCGAGTCAATCACTATTACTCGAGCGCTTCTTCCTTCGCCTAAATCCAAGGTTTCTTCGCTAACGCGCCCCTCAATTTCAGAAAACTGGAGCTGGGTTCCGTTAACTCTAATTACAAACTCTGGATCGTGCACAAAGCGAACTGACAATACCGTAAGGATCTCTTCTGGATCGGGTAAGTTTCGCTCTACCTTTACAGAAAGACGAGTGCCCGCCCCGTCGCGAACACTAAAACTTTCGCTACGCAAAACAAAAGGACTACTCCCGGATGATGTGCCAACTACAAACTGAGCCAAGTCACCATCACACCATGTGCTAACTGCATATTCATCCGCAAAACATAATAGTCCATGCCGCCCAACCCCATTGCGTCCATAAGCTATTCGAGCGGTAGCTTTGCGACCAGTCGGGAACTGAACGTCTGCCCCTTGATGCCTTAACCGGTCATACCTCAAGGTCATCCAGCGCTGTTTAAACTGATCCTTTGTCATGCCGTGACCATCGTCAATGATGGTTAACTCGCCTCCCCGCTCATCAGGTATTGTGATATCCACATTGCTTGCGCCGGCATCCCAAGCGTTAGCAACCAGCTCAGTCAAGGCCACTTGCGGAGTATGTGCTAGCTGGCCCAGCTCTCTGAGAAGATAGTCCTCTTCAAAGAGCGATGTCTGCAACAAAGTTCTATCCATAGTTATCACAATATATTCAATGACTTAAGGGTGTGGACACGCATTCTTTTCCAGCAAGATTACACCAATCCATAGCATTTTCCCACGACTGCCTGAAGCTCAAGTCTTGCACTGAGCAGCAGACCCTTCTTGACTGCTTACTATTTTCGAGCTACCTTTCCCGCGTCGCTGCAAATTCAGCGATCGGGATTGGCGTTCCGGAATGTACAGGCGGTCACAACCGCGCTCTTAAGCGGTTTTTTTGTGCCCGCAACATGGCAAGCCTGTAATGGGCGGGCCGTGTGAGGGAGCCGAAAGGCTCGCCGGATCCTGTACCCGGTACGCCAACCTCGCACGGTTCCGCCCACCCTGATTGGCGTCAGGGCAGCGGATTATGATCTGTACAGGAGCAATGCCCATGAAAGCCTTATCATTCCAAAGCACTCAATTCGACATCATTGACCGCAACGGCCAGCCTTGGCTTCAATCAAGACAAATAGCCAGCGCACTTGGTTATGTAGACGAAAAATCAATCAACAGGATTTATGCACGTAACGCAGACGAATTTACTGACTCTATGAGCTGCGGGGTCAAATTGACCTCCAAGGGTCAGCAGCGAGAAGTCCGCATTTTCTCACTTCGAGGTGCTCACCTGATCGCAATGTTCTCACGCACCAAGGTCGCCAAAGAGTTTCGCAAGTGGGTGCTCGATCTGTTGGATAAAGAAACTCAACCAACCCTACCGTCACTCATGCAGCGCCGCTGGCTGATCACCTTCGATCACGAAGGAAAAGAACATGTCAGATCAGTACCTGATGACGCAGTGGTAATGACGCCGTCTCAACTACTCTCATGGTTAGCAGATCCAGAACGCATTGCCGTTGATGCCGATATGTTGTTTCAGTTCGTTGCTGCTGCCAGCGAACGGCTTAGACGCATGCATGGATACCAGGCAGCGCAGTTGAAAAGAGCTAGAGATGCTGGGCTTCAGGCGAAGCTGATTTAGCGCATCTGTAAGCAAAAAGCCCTGAATGGAACCAGGGCTACACTACTACGCTTTCTGTCAGATTAGGATTACATCTATTCAGCCTTGTATTAACATGCTAATGATGCAGAATTATCGAAATAAATCAAAAAACTCATAATTAATGTATATTTAAAAAACTTCTATAGGTTGGATGTATCGACCAAACAATACTATCGTTCTTATTTGCACTAGATTTATATAAATCCAAATCATCAGTATAGTGCGTAAAAGTTCTTCCATCATCATGTTTTCTTGAAAAAATCCCTAGCAGATATAGGAAATTTCCAAAATCCTCATGACCTGTAGGCTTCTGCCCGTTCAGCATAGGAAGCTGATCAAACGCTCTACCTTTTATATAATTATCATCTAGCATATTATTTATTTCACTATATTTCATTTCTTTTTTTGAGCTTCTAATTGAATCAATAAGAAACTCTATTTCACTGAACTGATGCTTATGCTCTTTAACTAAATCATCCCTTCTGTTTTTTCCAAAGTCCTCAAGTATGTAATTTATATGTTCCAACTTTATTTTCTTTGTACGAAGGCTGATATCTCTTACTTTCTTCGCCGCCATAGTGCACAACTGTATCATCCACCTTGGTCTTCTATTTGAAAAAGCACTAATAGCATCAAACAGTCTTGCTTCTTTATTCCCAACCCACTCAATTGGTGAATCAAAAATAATATCTAATATTTTATTATAATCTTTTTCGGGTTTAAACTTAGACTCAGCACTATCTGGAAAATTACTAACAACATAACAGCTAATTCTTTTAGCCAATATATCAAGCATAAATTTTCTATTCCAAAATATACTAACAATATATTGCTCTATTTTATCTAAATCCTCCAAACCTCTTAAACAAGCCCAAACATCACTTCTAACTGTAGCCCTCACTTTCAAACCTTTATAGTCGTTCGTCATATGCCGAACAGCACTAAAAAAAGCACCAACTCTAGCTTGATATTGTTCATTATTTATGTACTTCGCATCAATATCATCCACTAAAAGCCATATCGTATATTCTTCCTCCTGTAAATATTTGTTCAAAAAAATATCAGGATTTTTAACACCTATTTTATCAGTATCTAAACCAGCTTTTTCTAACAGTTTACTAAATCTTTTTGCTAGACACCCCAGCAAATTCATTTTTTTAAATCCCTCTAGTTCTGCCTGCTCAATAATTGATATATCCCTATCACTGCTGGCAAAACTTATTTTAGAACTAAGCTCCAATATTATTTTTCTGCATATAACCAACTTCCAGTAATTCTCAAGATATGCATGATCACTACTTTCAAAGCTGCCCAATCCAAGTAAATCATTACCTGTAACATTGATAATTAAATCATTTTCTGTACCGGCCAAATCGTAATGTAATTTCGCTATAAGTGCCGATTTCCCCATTCCTTTTCTAGCACTCACAACACAGAGCTTTTGCTCTCTACAAAAAAAATCAGAAAAATCATTATGGTTCACAAAGTACTGACTAAGAAACTCTTTATCCTCATCTTCTCCAGCCTGATTACCAAAGAGTTTCTTATCTAAAATATTAATTGAAACCATTATATTAAAATCCTATTTAATTACACTGCATCTGCCCGCCAATGTACTGGCATACCTTACCGTCTTGTCTAATATGGGTTGGCCCAGCTCCTTGGTTATAGCGCTGTCCTTGGTTATCCCAGCAGCCAGCACTGTCGCAATTAGTAATATGACTCGGCGGTGGCGTAGATGATGGTGAATAATCTTCTCTGCCATTATCTGACCCGTAGCATGATGCGGCGGCAGACAACTGCGCAGCAGTAAGCCCGTGCGCTCCTTTATATTTAGTAAGCGCCTCTCTGCATAGTTTGTCTTGCATGCGCCCTTGCTGGTTCGATCTGCCATCACCCACAACAGTAACTCGCATCTTCTGCTTTGGTTGTGACCTTTCTAAACGATCATCAAGAATTCGCTGCTGATATTGAGAGCTGTCTTGCGTGTTGACGCGGCTTGTATCGACCTTTGCAGAGCTATGGTTTGTTGCGCACCCTTGATCCGAAAAAGTAATTTTACCGTTGACATCAACACACTTATAAACTTGTGAGAATGCAATAGATGGGTGCAGTAAAGTCGCGACGATGATTGCCGCACATGAAAGTGTTTTGAGATTTAACACGGATATTCCATCCCTGAATACAATGCCATTAACCTAGCACAATGCCATTCCTAGTCAATCGCTAAACAGTCGTCCTCTGCATGAGTTGTGCGCAGCACTCTACTTACTGCTACTGCAGATAGCGCAATCTACTCTCATCTGAGTAGCTAGCCCTGCAGGTTGTGAACAGATCAACTTGCACTTATGCTAAGCGCCCTACCATGTACTGATCAAAAACTGGGCTTTAAAAGCCAAATCGGACGATATAACAATGTACAGAACGCTAATAACCGCTCTAATTTGTTTTTTACTCGCTGGCTGTGGTCACTCTCACCTCCAGTATCAGCCTTCAGACAGACAGCTAAACTGGAACAAAGCCGTTGCCATCATTGAGCAAGGTTTTTACGAGGATTATGGTAAACAAAAAACCCAAACCGTTTCTGTAACGGGCGAGGCGATTATTTTATCTGACGGAACAATTTCTAACAGCGTAGGCGTTGGCACAGCTACGCCGCTTGGCGGAAGCGCATTACTTATAGGGACCAGTACAACCAAAACGGTCAGCGCGGGACAGAGAATTTATCTGAACTCTCTTGGTGACAGTATGCTTATGAAGCGTAATGGTCGTGATCATCGTTACGCCGTCATCATCCGAATCAAGCCTGGTGTTACTTCTAGAACAGTATTTTTCAGGTCAGAAAATCAGGCCAAACAGTTTTTAGACGCCCTAGAATATTTAAAGAAAGCTTATGCTGCAGCTAGTTAGTTTTTCATATTAAGCTGGCACTCCGATGATGCAACAGTATTGTAGATATCGCCGAAAGACTCTACAAAATCAATCACTTACAAAATAAATGTCTAATACTCTAGCGCCATATAGGCGCTTGTAAAGCCGCTAAGCATGCAGAAGGTAGGCATAGTATTAGACAGTAAAATACCCGCTTACATCCCATATTTGTATCAAACGATACGGGGCTGGAGTCATCTTCTGAATCAAACCTTGTAACCACGAGGAAAAACGCATGGCTTTGGCATAACGGATAACAGCTCGCCTATTTTTTTTGCAGACTCATATGAAGTTCCATATACCACTAATCGACTTGTAAACGCTGATGTTACCGCAGCGCTACCTAATTGAGCGTATCAACAACAATCTATGACTCTATCTTTCATGTAAACTTTAGTGTTAGATATTAAAATCGTGTATGTTAATTTTCATTACCAGCAGTGTAGGCGCTAAAAGTTAACGTGTCTTGCTCATAAACTAGCTAGCAACATGCCCCTCTATGCCTCTGGATGCTCCGCCCTCCAAGCACAAAATAACCTGTTTAAACTACCGTTTAAGGAAGTGAAAATGTTTCGTTTTTTTATTGTTTGTTGGTTGGCAGTTGCATTACAAGGCTGTGCCAGCGGACCTTCCTTGGAAGGACAGCCATATTATAACGGGCCAACCATTTCTAATAGCAATGTAGCTACTGTCTATTTTTTTAGAGAACATCACCCTATCGGCCGAGGGGTTGCCCAAGACATTTCGATTAATGAAGAGGTGGTAGGTTCTTTGTCGAGCGGCGGGTACTTTATGGTGCAGCTCGATCCTGGGGTTAAGAAAGTGCGTGCTAGACGAACTCAATTTTTGCAGGGCGATTTAGGTGATGCAGATTTTGATATTGACGTGGCCCCTGGTAGAATCTATTTCTTCGCACAAGAAACTAGTTCTGTCCCGTACAGTGATAGACGGGAGGTCTCAAAAGTAAGAAAAGGCGGCTTTAACTATATACAATATTACTTTCGGTGGGCCGTCGTACCTCAGAATGAAGCTGAAATGCGTATGAGGTTCTGCCGGCTCAACCCTGCTCCATAAACTATGTTCTCTCTATTCTTGCGAGCTTCGGCTACGTTGGTATTTCAGGAGCCTCGCCCAACTCTTGCTGGTACATTTAACCTTTAGCGAAAATCGTGCAGCAGCCTAGCTCTGCATGAGATGTAAGCAACATTCAGCGTTTCAATTTCTTCTATTGCTGCTCTAAGGCGTCGAGAATTAGCTTCTGGTAATAGCCCACTGGCCGAGCTGGTGTTTCCTGCACCAGCTTCGGTATTGAGGGTTGTGTCACCTCCGGCGCTACCACTACATACCCCACTTGCGGTGACGACGCGCACCCGAATAGGGCGATTGGCAAGCTCGTTAGCAAGGCGAGCAATCTCATCTTTTGCAGCATTATCTTTACCCTCTTGTAGTTGGGCCTGTTTATCTAATGCGGCCTGTTTTTCGTCACGCTCTTTAGTTAACTGATCAAGAGTGACTTTTGCTTGGCTTGACTGCCGGCTTACTTGACCTCTTAGCTCTTCGAGTTCTAGCGCCGGTGCCTTGCTGCCGAGCGCGTATCCCATACCAAACACTGCTAATCCTGTTACCGCTAGTGCTATCAGCATGAATAGTGTTTGCCGTAGTTCTGTATTCACTTAATCCCGCCCTCTGTTTCACTGCAGCGTTAATCTGGATGATGCGAGCCTCTGCGCTGAGTCCGTTAAAAAACAACTTCAATGTTTTCTGTATCATTCATCATCACCGTAGGCCTGCGCTCTCATGCATTTGTCATGGCGCTCAAGCTGCCTTTGCCATACGCCCCAGCATCTGTTGTTAGGCTTGCCGTTGATCATGGTTGAGCAGTCGTAGCCACCGGCTCGCTTCCACTTTAAAAGCGACTTGCACGATTGCTCGTATTCGCCTTTCAGTAGATGCTTGCGCATGGATGATGAGCGCCAGTTACCAATGCCGTACTGGCCAACAAAGTCTAGGTATAGGTCGTACTCGGTTTGATACAGGGAAACATTAGGTATCGTTGCTCGGAAATTCTTCTCATCACCACTCATAAGGTTTCGAGCAAGTATTTCGGCGCGCTGTTTAGTGATCGGTTTGTCTGTTAGCTTTACTGATGAGCCGTCCTCGTATCGAGTTGATCCGTGGCCAATGGTTGGCACATCATTTTTGGTGGGCATGTACGGTGTAGGACTGAAGCCTTCCGAGGTCATCCATGTGGTAAAGCCAAGAGCACTTATAGTCAGGGTTGCGATGGCTGTTCGAGTGTGCCTGCCTATTTTAGAAAGAGTGTGATTATTCACTTCTCCCCCTCGCTACTGCAGATCTGCTTACAAAATCTTTTACGCAAGAAGCTTTTACTGCAGGAGGGCCGATTATCCCCGCTCGAATACGTCTGACTTCTAAGTCATGCAGCTCTACGCTCCTCATTGCCTCTTCCTGAAGAAGCCTGTCCTGAAGGATTCTTGAGCGGTAGTTTGTCCACGCGATAAATGCCGAAACAAGAAGCCCAGCAAGTGCCAGCCACATTTCGAAACTAATGATTCCAATCGCACCAGCAAACCACGCTGCAAACTGGCCTATAGCGTTCTTAACATCGTCAGACATAGCGTAACTTCCAAATACTGTTTTTAGGTATTCTTTAGGAAGTTACGCCATGAGTGAAACTCTACAGGGTGGAGCTACTTGCGCACTGCAGATAGCTCGACAAATTGCTCCATGCGCTGAATCATTCGCTTCTCAAGTGCGCGTATTTCTTCCCGTGGCGCGCCTGCTTGTTCAAGCTCGCGTTTGCGGTCACGCATACCTTTAACCTGTTTTTCTGCTGCTCTGGCTGCTAGATGAAGCTTGGCATGAGGGTGCTTGTTAGCGTACTCAACGGCCTCGCCTGATCTGCCTGATGCACGCAAGCCTTTCACTTCTTCAGCATGCTTGCGCACCTTGTCCATGTTGTTATAGAAAGCAGACTGTTTGGCACCATCACTATCGGCGTCACCAAAAAACCTGCCGGCTAACGGAATGTTATGCCAAAGCAAATCATCACCGGTGGCAGTCGCCTGAATCGACTTCATAAACTTAGTGGTTTCTCGGCCTACACCACCAGTCAGCTGGCCAACAAGGTAATCAATTTGATCCGGCGTGGGTGATAGCTCGCCTTTCGTGAATTCCGTACCGCCTGTTGCGTAATTGACCAGTTCTGACAACCATGTTGCTGGCAACGATGCCGTATCACGCGCCAGCGTATGCCCTGGCGTCTGGCGGTTAAAGCTTTCTTTGGCAATCGCACGACCTGAAAAGTCTTTGTTTTCGGCAAGCGCAGCAAGCGGGTCGAGCACAGTAGGTGCAATGGTCTGCATAGATAAGCCTGAGCTGCCAAGCGGGTTGTATACGTCAGACATAACATCTAACAGACTGATAAGGTGCTTTGCAGCATCCTCTCCACCACCAAGCGCAAACTCGGTAGGAATGCGCCCAAGGTTTGCTATAACGTGGTAACCCAGCGGCATAGGTATGCTGATATAAGTCTTGCCTCCGGTCGGAATGATTATATTGCGCTCACGAATAAACTCTGGCGGCTCGTCATCATCAAAGCCCATCATCGCTAGCAATACAGTCTGAGACGCACCCAGCAGAACACCACCAGAAACAATGCGCTTGCCTAGTTTCGATAGGCGCATGGTCTTGGGTTTACCCGGGGCCATATCAAACAATGACTGGCCTAGTCGAGCACTGCCTTGCACGCTCGCATTGAAGAACGCATACAGCGCCCCGACCTGCTGGGTGACTTGGCCTTTACGGTTAAAGTTTACGGTCAGTCCTTTAGCCAGTGCTGCCGCCTGCTCTTTGCTCATGCCAGCGTTAATGCCAGTCTCATAAGCAGATAAGCGCACGCCGTTTTCCATAGCTGTGTTGTAGTCAGACAGCAGGTCAAACATCCATGATGCTTTCTTACGTACTACTTCAAGCGGTGCCTTTAAAACTCCACCTGCAGTAAATAGCTTGCCCAAGCCTGTATCTGCCCATCCGTCAGGCGTTAACGCCTTTTGTATCTTCTTGCCTCGGTCAGCACTATTGCTGAACTGATCCCTGAAGCCAGTCTGCCCACCGGTATTCTGGAAGTCTTCCCATAGCATCCCCCACTTCCCTGTTGCATTGTTTCCTTTTCTGTTGTCGCGCTCGGCTTTCATTACCGCACCAACTGCGGTGAATGTATTTTTGAATAAGCGCGCTTGCTTGCCTGTCAATGGCGTGCTCTGCAAGTGAAGCATGGCTTCTTGTATGTCTCGCACAAAGTTTGTTACGCCAAAGATCGGGTTGTACTGCGTGTTCACTGCTGCAAAGTAGCGCGTAGCCGTGGCTGTAGCACCTAGCAATCCTTCAAGCTGTGCCGCATCAAGATTCTTTAAAGCCTCTGCCATGCGCATTGCGCGTGGATCGTCTTCATTCATCAGGACCGCATGCTCTTTGCCGTTTACCTTGGCAACAACAGCGTTATCACGACTTTTATAAGCAGGGTCCACTTGGTTGCGCACCATGCCGGTTGCTTTGTCGATCACTCGGCTAGTAGGTAGTACGTCAACCTTCCAAAATTCAGGTAGCGGATTGTCTTTAGCCAGGCCCAGCAGCGCAGCCGCTACACGGTTTTTCTCGCCGCGAACAATAATGCGCTCTCGTTGCATCATCACGTTGGCAAGAATATCAACGACTTTGCGCGTTGAGCCGGTACGGCCTTTCGTTTCTTTGCCCTTAACGCTGAAGCCTTGACCGATACCCATCTGACCGTCTTTATCTTCACGCTGCAGAGGAATGTAGTGCTTGAATCCGGCTGCCCAGTCATCAACAGTTTCTTGACTTTCAAGTCCGTAGCCAACAATGGTTGCTCGTGTTCCACCAATAATCTTATCGACCATCTTTGCAGCGTTCTCGAACTGCTTACGGCGAACACCATTTAGCGAATTAAGGTACTTTGCGGCCTCAGCATTGGTCATACCTGAACCACCATCAGGCATATTCGGATCACGTTTAGCAATCAGCGCGTTAGCTTCCTGTGCGTGCCGCGCGTGCAAGAACTCTTCAAGATCGCTCATCTCAACCTTGGCGCTCTGCATATACTCAACAAGTGGATTTACTTCCTTGTTTAAGAAGTCTTGCGTTCGCTTAGCTGCTCGACCGTGAAACAATGTTTCTTGAAGGTATACGTCCAAGTCATCATTGATTGTCTTGCCAGTGTCGAGGATAGCTTCAATCACGCGCTTTGTGTCAACGTGCTTATCTTGGATCTTGTAAACAAAACTATCGAACTTGGATGCTGACGGGCTTTCCCATGCCGCCATGCCACTTGGCTCTGCGTTAACTGATGCTGGATTGGCTGAGCGGCTGAAGCGAATGCCGGCGCTATCTTCTGATTGGATAATCTGGTCTGGCTCAAAGGCAATGTAAACGTCTGACCGTATCGCGTTATTGCCCTTCTCATCTGCTCTAGCCACATCGACCATATTTCTAAGAATAACCCCATCATTGCCATTCTTTTGAGCGGCAATGATCGCTTTTGTTATTGCGCCCTCATCGTGCGAGTCGTCATCTTCACTAAAGGTGTGCTCGTGTGGGTTTTCGATGCGCAGATAAACGTCATGGATAGCGCCAGGCTCAAGAATATCTTTAGGGATATATTTTTTAAATGCCTTTGGCGTGCCGTTCGACTCTTCCGGCCATGTGTTTATGTCGGTGTCGTACTCGTACATATCCATAAGACTGTCGATAAAAAAGTCTCTGCCTTCTAGATCGAGGTCTTCGCTTGCTATGCGGCCAATATCAGAAGCTAGGCTTTCCAGCTGGCTATCGCTCAGACCTTCAACTGCGCCTCTGATTGCATCAAGGTCTGCGACTGCGCCCTCAGCCTGCTTTTTGAAGTCGTAAGCCAAAGACTTGCTACTTGTAAAAAAGAAGCCTTCCTCTGCCGACTTAGCTCGCGTGGTAGCGCCTCGCTTATTCTTATCAAAGGTTGCGAACTTAGCGCCCGAGCCATGATAGACAAGCAGTGGCTCGCCCTTACTATCAACGACTTTACTTTTTCCGAATGCTTTTTTAAAGGCTGCTTTTTTAACTTGTGATTTGCTGAAGCGAATACTTGGATTGTTGCTGTCAAACTCTCCATTATTGCCGCTGGCAGATTTGACGTTGTTCGGGCTAAATGTTGCGATCTCTACGCTGCCCGAATGCTCGACATATGCCCCGTCAAATCCGTTGTCCATCATCCTGCGCGTTACCGCATCGATATTGTCCTGCCCAGCCTGGCTTAGTTTTTGTTTTTCTAGTGGGTCAACTTGGTAAACATTCCCAGTCGAGCGTATGAAAAGCGGCATCACGTTCGGACTGCCATCTCCGTTTTTCAGCTTGGCATAAGTGTTCGCCATTCTTGCGTCTGACGCTGCATATGCACCACGACCTAGCCAGCCTGCATCTTTTCTGTTTGGGTGGTCTAGGTCGAACGCTTCAAAGCTGTCTCTTGTTCCGTGGTAGAAGACCTTTGGCTCTCCTGTACTTTGCTCGATGAGGATATCAGGTATGCGTGTACCTCTTCCATGGTCTTGGCGTCCTCCAGCCTCGCCGGTGCCGGCGGCATTGGCGGTTTGTTCGGGTCTGCCGGCAGGCTCATTATTAGATCGTGGATCTCTTGATCCTTTTTGTTTCTCTGTTTGCTGGCCATTCTGCCAATCTCCAAACCATTCAATAAAGGCTGGTGTGCGTACTTGCACCCATTGCTGATAGTTCAGCTTGGTCTTGCCTTCTGATTTTGCCTGATCGTAGGCGGCACGACCACCGTAAGCTTTTTCTGTTTGCGCAAACTGCTGCTGACCTTCTGCACGATCTTTAATAATGCCCTTTGAATACAGGATGCGCCCATTCGGATTTTCGCGCACCATTCCTTCTGAGACTTCGTAAATTTTGCTCTTACCCTTGTTTTCTTTAAACCCAAAGCGCTGATAGAACTCTTTAAGCCTTGCTTTATTACCACCAAAATCGGCTGTTGGTGTTAAAGCAACGTGCTTGCCTGTGGCGTCGGCGTAGTCAGTCAGCACCTGCATAGCTGCAGATCCTTTTCCCTCCCCGCGTTTATCTCCCGGTACCACAATTTTGTTGACGGTAATAATATCGTTGCGCTCACTGATCTGGTGCTTTAGACCAAGCGCATCAAGTTTCGCTAGAGCACCCTCTAAGCTAGCTGTTGCGTCACGACTGAACCCAGCGGAACCTCCATCAACATTACCTCGACCAGCCTGCTTCATACCTGCCATTGCGTAGCTGACAAGATCGTCCACAGTGACTGGGCCGATAGGCAAGCCGTTACGCAGCGCCCAGCTTCGCACATTGCCGATGAGTGAGCGTAAGAAGTCACCGACCTTATTACCTATATTTTGATCTACCCATGAAAGAAACTTGCTGTCTGCAGTACCATAACCAGCGCTCTTGCCTTCCGTTACGGCCTGCTCAACGATGTAAGCGCCTGCTTCTTGTGCGTTCGCTGTTTCGCCAGCATCATCCATGCGAGCAGCTACGCGATCAAGGAATGCTCGTGTTTCTGCGTTTTTCTCTTTGCCGCGATTCATCAACATGGAAAGCGCGGCCTTGTCGATCTTCTGGCGCTGTTGACCGTGGATCATTTCATGGAGAAGAACAGCCGTACCGGTAACAGGGTTAAGGTTTGGTCCAACAAGGAACGTAAGACCAGACTTTGGATCGTAGAAGCCGTTAATAGAACCCGCATCAGAGAACATCTGAACTGACTCTGTGATTGGCTTACCCGTCTTGGACGCAAAGGCACGAGCAATCATCAACGGATCAGCACTATCAATTACCACCACACCACCATGCTCGCCCTTGTTACCACGGGCAAGCATGGTGCGCACAGCTTTAGTTAGTCGCGGGAACTGCACATCGAACGCACGTACCAGCGAGGCGTCAGTTATCGGTGCGTTATTAACGTTGCTGGGCATTGCCTTGCTGGTAATGTCCTGGCCGTTGAATGTCACTATAACGTCTGCTCTTGGCGTGTCCTGAGTCAGCTCGGGCGCAATGTTACGGCGCAAAGCTGGCGTCATAGAGTGGCGCGTTTGGGTGTTTCTCGCCTCCACTTCACCGGCAAGTGCGCGATACGCCTTGGCTCCACTCACATCAAGATCACTAAAAACCATATTCTTGGAGCCGCCTACGGCAAAGCCTTCGTAAACCTGAATGCCGTGCTGTAGCTCATGCAAGATTGCAGACGCCACTTTATCGCGTGGCAAACTGTCGCGCAGTTGGATCGTGAAGCCTGTCGCTCTGCGCTTTAATCGCGCCAGTGCGGTGCCGCCTTCTGGCATTCTCTCTACTTTGATATTGCTTAGTTTAGGGTAGGCAACAAATAGTTGAGCGTGATCAATAAGGTCTGAAGTAACAGGGAACTTGCGACCGCCTGTGATCGCATCAAGCGCAGCAGAATCAATCACCTCTCCTGCTGTTTTACCTGATACTCGCAACTTGGCCTGATCATCACTGATTTCAAAGCGCCATTTGCCATCATTGCCACGGTGCCAGCCAGTTTCTTGGCGCACAGTCTCTGCGTTGTCACCAGAAGCAATGCGCAACTGAGCCTGATCCAGTGATGCAAGATCAGCGCCGCGGGCAGTCTTTCCTGCAAAAGAAAAGCTCGTTTTGTTAGCTGAGCGGTACTTGAAAAGGTCAGTTTCTGTCTGTACTCTGTGTTCATAGCCTCGTAACTGGCGAACATCCCTGGGCAATTGGAGCCCAGACCGTTCTGCTAGTGCGGGGCTTTCTTTTTGGTTCAAATAAAGTAACGTCTTGTCTTCTTTTACCCACTTCATTGCGGGTACGCTTGCAGGGTTATCCTTTTCATAAGCATTAACCGCCACATGAACGTCCATGCCCCCCATTTCACCACTGGGTTCAAGCACAATTAGAACAGGCTTGCCGTCAATCAACTCTGGCGAAATCAAAGTTATTCTGTCTTTTACTGTTGCTGAGCGAAACGCCGCAACTGGATCTTCAATCCAATCAGGTAGTTTCTTCCATTGCTCAGCAGTCATTCCTTTATGCTTAACTTCACCGTCTTCTTTTTTCTGCACAGCTGACTCAACTAAGTGAAGCGGCTTATCACCATGCCCTAGCAGATCCAAAATGTCGGCACGATCAAGAACTTTTACACCTTTACGGTTACGCTTAGCGCCGTTAAATAATTCATCAATTCTTGCTTCATAATTGGTTTCTGTGCTTTTCGAGCGTGAAAACTTAGCTTGCTCTGCTGCTGGCTTCGCGACTGTCTCGACCGGCTTGGTGGTATCGCCATTACTAAGCCACTGCTTAAACTCGCCCACAGTCATTTCAGTGATAGGACCTACTTTCCAGCCTTCCTGATAGTTGCCTTTGTATGCTGCTACGGCCTGCGTTTGACCTTTAAAGCCAAGCATGACTTTGTGCTCGTCGAACTTGCCGTTCTTGTGCGGTTGATCAATTACAAATACTTTATCGCTGTCGGTATCTTTACCTATAAACACATCAACATGGTCGCCGTCAGCGCCCGTAGTACGTTTAATATATCCGTAGTCATGCTTTATAGTGTTTGACCAAGTATTACCATCAGGGTCTACGCCACTGCGCTCTGATCCGACCGGGTTCTCTATCGTGATATCAATGCCCTGAAACTTAACGTGCGCTTTTTTATAGTTGCCGGCTTCTTTCTGCGCTTCACTTGGATTTGGATTATATTGGCTGTCTGTTACGGCAACCTGCGCGCTATCTGTCGCGGTGGTGACTCCCGCTTCGGCCTTGGTGTTTTCGGTAGAGAAAATATCCTCCTGCCCGCTCAGCTGCTGCTCTGCACTTTGACCAAGCTCGAAACGGTCAAGAGAAGATTCAATGGCTTGCTCATCCGCAGCTTTTTCGCGGGTTTTACGTTCGGTTTTAGCTTGTTTTTCCTGCGCTTTTTTCTCATCTTCAAGGCGAACTTTTTCGGCGCGCTCTGCTGCTGCGCGCGATTCTTCTGTTTGCTGGGTAAGGTCTAGAGGTGAAGGTTGTTGCTGTGGTTGCAACTGCTCAGGCTGAACTGTATCTACATCGTTGTTTGCAGCATCAATGGCTGCGATTAAATCAATTAGCTTCTTGTGCTGCTTAGGATCGATACCTAGGTCACGGGCAGCCTTTGCAGCTTGTAGGTAGTTGCTGCGCCACTTTTCTAACTGCTGGGCTGGTTCAGCTTCTTGTTTAACTGACTCAGCTTGTCGCGTATCGGCTGGTCGCTGGGATCGCCCGGGTTGCCCTTCATCCACTTGCGTAGCAGATTCTGGCCTTCCTTGCTGCCCCACAACTTCCGCGCTTCCGGCGGCATCGAGTTGTCCATAGCCTTCTACCTCTGTGAGTGAGTCTTTAATTGTTTGTTCTTGCGTGCGCTTTGGCACATCGCCATACATATCGGTGCTTGGTTTATCTGCCTCATTGAAAGCAGTATCAACCATGTTAATGAATTGCTCACCGATATACTTACCGCTACGGATAGTGCCTTTATCATTCAGCATCATTTCCATAATCGGGTACGCTTCAGGACTGATACCCATTTCAGCTTGCTTGACGTACTCGCTTAATCTTATCCCTCTGCGTCGTGCGTTGATAGCAGACATTGCAGCTTCAATGATGAGCGGTCGAATATCGTAAATACCAGCATTTTCTAACTTGATCATGTGCGGCGCGGCTTGCAGTAACGCGGCAATAATAGACTTTGACTCATCGTCCTTTTGCGACTGCATAACGGTTAGCTTGTCGTTATCGTATGCCTTGTGAAATACAGCAGTTTCTAACCGGTCTGTGGCTTCGCTGCTTATCTCACCATCAATCATCAAGTTTTCATTGGATGGCATAGATTGGATAAACTGCATTACCGTTTCGGGTGTGATCTGGCCGTTAGCACCGTACTTTAGATCAAGAAGGTTTAAACGGCGCATATCGGTCTTAGCTTGCTCTAACTTGTTAAGATCAAGCTGACCAGACCTGTTCGATTCGTCTCCAATGTTCTGAGTGATTTCACTGCGGGGCATTACGCGCACAAGCACAGGCTGTTTCATTTTCTGAATTACTGCGCCGTCAATACCGTGCGCACCTGCATCTTCGATCATGTCGATTTTGTAAGTGTCGGCATTGCCTTTGCGCCAAGCTGCTTGCAGTCCAGCAACTCGACCATTACCGGCGATAGCACGGCTCTTGCCTTCTTCGCCTGTTGCGTAAGTAGTGTTTACCGTTCCGTCTGACTGGTTACTTGGTAAAAGCTGGTCAGATTCAATGACTGCGTACTGAACAGGCATGCGACGACCTTGCGAGGTTGCCATTTGTTCCTGCTTACCTAGCTGACTTGCAGGAAGCTCCAAGCCTTCTTCAATAACAGGTGCACCATTACCAAAGTCACGCGAGTAACCAAGACGCATGTAGTCTGGCTTGTTTGAAATATCGCGCATCTGCTCGAGTGCTTTGCCACTTGTACGGTCACGGTTTTGCAGTACAGGACCGGTATTGCCTTGAGCGCTACGATTTGGATCAGTCCAGCGCTGGCCGCGATTTGCTGCAAGACCACCAATAAGTTTTGCTTTCTGCTCGGTACCTAACGCATCCCATTTGCGAGTGGCCGCATTCTTTGCCGGCACGCCGCGCATACCTAAAACATCGATAGCCGCTGCGTTGCGCTCAAAGGCATTTAGGCTATCCCAAATAGACTGCGCGTCTTGTTCTGGCGTGCGCTGTGCTGCTGGTTTTTGTGCTGGCTGCTTTGGCGCTGCTTGCTGTGTAGGCGCAAGGTTGCTATCAAGCTGGTCAGTATTAAGCACTGGTGAAGGTGTCACGCCTTCACGCTCAAGAAAATACGGATTGATTTCCGTATCAGGTACTTGGCTATCATCGAATGCTGTGCTGCGCGGACGCTCGCCTAAGCCTTGCTCTAGCTGTCCAGCATCAAGCACTGGTGGTGGTGTTACGCCTTGCTGCTCAAGTAACTGCTGGTTGATAGATGGCTGCGTGGTCCCGTCGTTGTTGAATGTACTGTTTACTGATTGCGCCGCTGCTGCAGACAACGGGCCATCATTAGGGTTAATGCCCATCTTCGAGGCCATGTCTTGCTGGTCAAATACTGGTGGCGGGGTTACGCCGCCTTCCTGCATCTGTCCCATATCAATCTTAGCTTCAGGAGTAGGCTCATCCCACATACCATCTGCTGCAGGCATTTCTTCTTGCGCCATGCCTTCCGGTGCAATGCCGTTGGCCGCATCAATCCACTCTTGCTCTGTAAGTGATTTCTCACGCGTCTTGGCAAAGTTAAACATCGACTGGACGCTAGATTGGCCAAGTGACAAGAAGCTCTCTAGCACAGCTTCGGATACGCTTGCTTGCCCTGTTGCGGCCAACTCGCCTAAGTATTCACCTAAACCTTCGCCGATAGTCTCAACTGTTAGCAACACACCGGCTTCAGCTGCACGCTTGCGTAAACTGTCTGCAATCTTGGCTGCGTTTTGCTGTGCCTCAGATACAGACTTGGCTAGCTGCTGGCTACTACGTGCCGCAGAAACTGCTGTTGCGTCGCTAATATCCACGCCTGCGTCAATGAGAGTTTTGCGAGTAGCTGCTTCGACTGCATTCTCTGCGGTGCGACGCATGGTGCTGGATATTTTACCGCCGATGCCAAAAGTAAGCGCATCAACAGCTGTTATAGCACCCGCTTTTTTCGCCCCCTCGGTCATAGCTGCTGACTGCTCATCTGGCGTGAACTCACCATCTGCAGCGTACTCTTGCGCCTTATGGCCCGTTTCGGTCAACGTATTACCGAGGAACATGCCGCCAGCAAACCCCGCGGCACCACCAATTAAAGCGCCAGGCCCAGCACCGACACCACCAAAAGCCGAGCCAACTGCGCCCCCTGCCATTGCGCCGCCTTTAGCGCCTGCCCAGCCTGCGGCCAGTGTTGGAACTGAATTAGGGAATTGCTCAACTACTGAAAGGGCTGCGCCACGAGGGTTATCAATAATTGCCTTTCCAGTGCCTTTGATAGCGCCCCATAAGCCTACTTCGTCATCAGTACCTACGCCTGTGTTGGCAGCAAAGTCAGACTGGAAGTTTTTAATGTCTTGGCTTTTATCTTCATTGGCCAGTTCTTGCTCTTTAGAGTTATCAACAACTGCTTGGCCATCGCCAGTATAAGTATTGTAAGTGGAGCTAATGGCTCTGCCTGTGGATTTAGCGCCGTCTATAAGCGCTCCGGTAAAACCTTTATCTTCAGGCTTTAAATCGTCAAAAACTCCGGGAGATACGCTCTCTGGTTTATTGTTTTTATTTTCAGGTAATAAGTCGTCAAAAACACCAGACATGCAGCCACTCCAAATCAGTATGCCCGTAAAGGCGTATAGATTAAGAGTGGCGCTTTATAGTGTTTATGCCCAACTCTACAGGGTGGTACTTATGCTAAAGCGGATCAATGCCGTATTCCGCTAAGCGGTTATTGATTGCCTCTTTCGACACTCCTGCCTTTATCTTTTTCTGAGCGTCTGAGATTATGGATTCCTTGGTGCTTCCTTGCGGCATAGGTTTGTGATTTTGAGCGCCGCTATTACCACCAATCTCTTGACCTGTACGCAAGTCAATCACTCGCTGCGGAACGCTTTGCAAAGCATTCGCTCGCTCATTCCACTCCTGCCCACCACCAGCCGTTAAGAAGTTGTCTTTTATCGAATCATTTTTGCCGTTCAGCTGATTGATCTGCTGTGCGATTCTCGCCTTGCCTGCATCGTCAGCAGCATCGTATTCGGCATATAGCGATTGAAGCCTTTGCTGCTGCGCAATAGTCGGCTCTGCTTGGCGCTCTGCTAGGTCTTGTCCTCTGCCTGAAATATCAGTTTGGCGATCTAATATCTGGTTTCTAAATTGGTCGTTACCAATGCCTGCGAAAACACGCTGACCTTCAATGTCAGTTCTGCGGCCAGCATCAGCATTACGCAATCGCGCTGACTCTAAGCGCTGATTCATTAACTCAGCATTGGACGGCGCTCTGGTCGGATCACGAACCACAGTTACGCGAGGGCCCTTGCCTTGTCTGCCTATACCGTTTAAGCCTTGGCCTCCAAACGACTGGCCTTGCTTTGCATAGTGATTCTGAACTGCGCCCCAGTCTCCACGATCTGCTGCGGCTTTAAGAGCTTGATTAACTGCTTCACTAGATTGAGAACCTAGTAGCCCCATCATCCCTGTTGAGCTCATGGTATTTATAGAGTTCGGATCAATAGTCTTGGCCATATTGCTATCGAGCATTGGCACTCCATCAACTTTATTAGATCTTGCAAAGTCTCTGCGCTGCTGGTCTGTGCGCGTAACGTAGCCTGTTTCAGGGTCGGGCTTAGGCTGCTGCCTTGAAACGTCCGTACCGTGACGGCTCTGCGCTGGCTCATTGGCTGGCTGTGCTGCTACGCCTTGCTCTACTGCTGGCTGCGGTGCAATCGTTTGGCCGGTTACGGGGTCAGTTTGTGGTTGCTGTGTTGGGGCGCCAGCCTGTTGTGGAGTCGTCATAGGAGCACCACCGATACCCTGCAAAGGCTTTGGCGGTATATTCAAACCTGATGTAGCTAGGTCTGCGATACCTTGCATGCCTAACCGTGACTGTGCTGCTTGATCTGGGTTAGTGGCTACCCACTGTTTAGCTTTAGCAACGCTTGCTTGAGCGTTCCGTTTATCACGAATGTCTTGCCTTGGCAGTCTGTCATCAAACGTGACGGGGATTTCTCCGGTGGCTACGCCGTACAATCCTTGGGGTATTGCTGTCGCTGTGTTAAGCACAGTGCCATACGCCGTTCCAACAGCATCAGTCACAGCACCTAATTTTTCACTTGCATTGGCTTTAAACTGGTTTTGTCGCTCTACCGACTGTTTGCGCCATTCATCACGCTTATTCTGATTTTGCTGTTGCGGTGTTAGCGCAATACTTGCAGGTGCCTGACCAAGTTTCGGTGCAGGCTTGCTTGTAGATAGCAATGCCTTTCTTTTGGCTTCATCTTCATCAAGAACTTGGCCACCCTGATTAAAGAACTGTTCATCATCGCGGCTAACTTTAGGATTAAAGCCTTTTGCGGTCGGTGCGTGAGTTTGGTTTTTAATCTGGTCAAGTGCTTGCACACCTACGGCATGAACCTGCTCTGGTGGTAACTGGTATTCACCGTTAGACACACGAACATTAGCTGGTGAGCCAAGCCCTTCTAGCGACTCTTCGCCAACTTGCTCGGTAGAGTCGGCCGGCATGATGTATGAGCCTGTAGGCATCTTGGCTTCAATATCATCTGACGTACCTGTGCCAGGACCACGAATCATCCCGCCGTTTGCATAACCAATGGCGTCTTCAATCTGCTGAGCTCGATTTGATAAAGCAAATCCTGCCTTGGCTGCTGCACCAAAGCCAAGGACGCGCGGACTAATCGGCTTGGCTTTTTTCTGATTGGATTGCGCTTTATTATTAGCGTTAATGTTATCTGATTGGTTTTGACCTGACGCTTGTGCGCGCTGATCGCGAGGTTTAAAACCTTGCATTGGCATGGCTCCATAATCTTGGCGTTATGCCTCATATTGGATGCCATGCTTTTTTCATGCTAACTCTACAGGGTGCTATTGATTATACTTGCCCGCTAAATAATTCAGCCTGAAGTGAACTCTGTGCGTTAGCTGCCGCACCGGCAGCATCAGCAAAGCCTCTGGCCGCTTGTCCGAGTGCTTGGTTTCTTGAGTCCACACCTTTAAGCGTGTGTTCGCCTTTAATTTTTGCAGACGCTTCCTCAACACCACTTTTTGCTTTTGCAGCGTTGAGTCTGAGTTCCTCAAACCCAAGCTCAACATTATAATAACTTGATAGTCCACCCATGAAAGCTGAGTACGCCTGAGCCTTTGCTCTAAGCTTGTCAGCGCCAGGATCATGCTGGGCCAGTTGAACAATGTTTCCAAAGAAGCTAGACAGCATTTGCATTAACGCTGTTTTTAATCGAGCAGCTGTTTCTGCTGCAAACTTGATAAGCTCAAGCGTTATTTCTGCATCTTTAATGGTTTGCTGCCTGTTGATATCTGAGATAGCTTCAGAAGCACGCATGTCTGCAGATCGCATTGCAGCAATAGTAGCGCCAGCCGGCTGACTGAATCCGCGCATCGAGTAATCTGCCAATACTTGAAGCCTTTCAGCTCCTGCTTGCCTATATGCTCTATCTCGCCCGTCATGCCATACAGCTTCAAAGTGTTCTTTGTTTAACCCGAAAGGCTTCTCACCAGAAAGTATTCCGCAGGCCCATTCTTCAGGCTGATATGAAAGGCAGCTATTGATATTCGGGAAATACTTTTTTATCCATGCTTCAGCCGTATCGTTAAGCAGCAGAACATTAACATCCTGTTTTTCGTTGTCATTTAAAAGGTCACCTATTTTAGGCGGCGCACTCATAGAGGGCTGCTTTACTGTATGCGAAAAGCCAATGTTTGGCGTGTTAGCATTCCAAATAGAAGGCCTGCCCGAAACATCAGCTGCTCTTTGTAATGCAGTCGTTGCAAACGATTGTAGAAACTCTGTTGTTTGATCTATATTTCCAGACATGGCTTAACGCCCCCTATATAACTTCTTCAGTGTTAACGAGCTGCATCCAAAAACGCTGGGGCGCGGCAGGAGTGTTATCCCACGTACCGATTACCTCCAGACTTTTACCATTGGTATACGCATCCGGGTACATAGCTCCTAGATCAGATATTGTGCCGTCTCTCCGCACGATTAGCGGGTAAATACCGACTTCGTATTTCTGCGCAACGAAGAAGATATCGTCGGTGTGCTTGGAGAAATACGTAAGGCCGCCGATCCATACATTTTCGCTTGGCGGGGGCGAATAGGTGCGCACGATCCCAGAGGCGCCCATCCACATAACAGACTCGTTGGATGGCCATACGAGCTCGGATGCTTCTTTATTCGCGAGTACGATATCTGGGAGTGCCGTCGGCCCTTCGTTCTGGAACCACATGCGAAAAGTGGAGTCAGTACCGGCAGCCAGATCAGACTGGATGAGATACGCCTGCCAGTCATCGCCATCAACAGCATGCCACAGGGCTTTTGTACCGCCATCATTCATCCCTAGGACGGTGTGCTTAGCCGATATATCAGGGTCGAGAATGGGAAATGAGTAGTTGCCTTTTGCATACAACTTAGACTCGCCGTACCCTCCGTCCGTCATAACTACGAAGTCTTTAGTCACCATCCCGACGTCTTCATAGGAGTAGTAAAGCAGGGCTAGGTAAGGGAGCGTATGAACGAGCTGAATTTCAAAGGTCTCTATATTCACAGCGAAAATATATTTCGGGGAGTCCAAGCCCGACGTTACTGTCGCCCACACCCAGCACCCGAACTGATCCTCGAAAGACCAATTCTGAGTTATACGGTCGTAACCCAGTTCGGGGTAACTACCATTCACGCCGATTGATGCTAGTAAGGCGACAGCGAAATCACTTACACCTTCCGTATACACACCGGTCGTACTGTTGTAGCTGACGAGCGACGTAACATAATCGCTAGCGCTAGAATACACCTGCGCAAGGAAACATAAAGTACCCCTATACCCAGCGGTATAATACCTTTCCGGATAATGCTCATCCAGGACCGCTACGCGGATATTACTAGGTAGCGGAGGTAGATATTCTACAACCCCAGACTTCATATCCATCAGGCCTAGGGTATCAAACGCTTCTTCTTTAAAAACTACAACGAACTGCTCCGCCATAACTACTCCTAGCCCGCCATAAATAGATGATTGAAGTCGCGCAGAGGAAACGGCCACCCTTGAAATAATGCTTTTGAGTTCATGCCTGTTCGAAGCCGGATACCTAGCGGTTCCCCCGGTAACGGCTCCGCAGCGCCGACCTCTGTGACTTCCCTGTAATATGACTCCACAGGCGCAGGTTCGTCCGTCTCCGGTATATCTTCAGGCCAGATAGGGCCACAGCGAACGAAGATCCTCGCTCTAGGGAGGCTCCCGTCTTTTGGGCGTTCCTGCATGATGGAGATCAGCAGCCCAGACGGGTAGATTAAACTAGCATCGTCGTCCCTCACTTCCTGCTGGAAGCAATCTACATACATTATGTAATTGTTCTGGAAAGCGATACTGTTTGTAAGGTCCTCGCCAAGACTCCCATACGGCGAGAAGTCTGCCGTATCGCAGATCCTCTCGTATTTCCGTTTGCCGCCGTCTATGAAGGTAAGTCCCGCACCATCGGATCTAAAACTAAGCGACTCAACCGTATCGTTAGGGAGAATGGGGCTCTCGCCAAATGCGATCATTGCGCCCCCAGCCGGGAATGCAACACAGGTGTCGGACACATACGCCTTCTCCCCACACATAGAATTACGCGCGAAGTCCCTACCCGACATTACGAAACGGTTACGTAGGGCTTGCACCCCCGAGCTATGGTTGTAGTCGCGGTCAAAGAATGCTATTTCACTGCTGAGGTCGTCGTACTCCATGGCCACACCAAAAGCACATAGCGCAGTTCCCTCATCCTCACCAGTCATGCCTGTAGGCACGCCGTTTTTAAGCTCGACGATATAAGGACGCACGGAAGTAGGCAATAAAACATCTACCCCTTGCTGTTTACGCTTCCCTGTTACGCCCCACCGGTATACATCCCCATTAATCATTATCTGCCTGTCGCCCATCATAATTATCTCGGGCGAGTAACCATATGCGGCTACTAAATCAGGATCGGTAGAATCCACCTCAATCGAATGCTGTGTATACGATGGTGGTAGGCTGCCCCCTCCCAAGTTTCCCCATGTGGCAACACCGAAAGATATAGCGGCTATCAGTTTATGTTCATCCTGGAGCTGGTCAAGCGGGGAGACGTACCCCGATATTTTCATAGCTATCAGGACGTTACCGTTATGGTCTAGCTCCATATCGTCTACACGCATGGAGCTTGGGGTGACTCCTAAGGGGCCGTTCCCGGCTGAGTAATCGACGGTTGTCCGCATAGGAGCGGGGATTATGGACTCCGGCATCTCTGTTATCGTTGATCGGATATTCGGTGTACCGTCCTGATTTTTCTCGTCTAGCGAGACCCTCCACAAAATAGCTTTATCGTCTGCGAAGAAGCCTGCTTCGTTAGGGAGGGTATGTAATACCTTACGAGCCACAAACACTACTACGAAGTTGGTCTCGTTAATCTCCATAACGCGGACAGATGAGCTTCTAGCAACGGACTCCCAGTACCACTTATACCCGCCAGTAACTGAGGATAGATGGTCGCCAGATATAGAAAAAAGCTCGACGTTCCGCCCATACGCATCGGTGCGCGTAACTGCTAACCAGAGTTGCTCTTTGTCAGCTACGTTAGCCAGCACCTGTGCGTGGTAGTTAAAATGCCTATGCTTTGCTACTCCTCGGGGGGAGATCATGTTTTTTTCCCCGGTCGCAAACCCTGAGATCGACGGCACTGGAGTCAGTTCGTTAGCAACCTGGACGCCCAAGCGGTGCAGAGTGTAGTTATAAAACAAATTAGTGGCTCCGCCTGAAATAGACGAAGTGGTCCACGCCACGTCCCCTGCGGGCGACATAGGGTCATATAGACTCCTTGCTGTATCAAAACCACGGCTGAGCGGATGCAAGAGGCCTGAAATGTAAGAGCCTGGGCCTTTAGGGTGGTAAGGGATGAACCCAACAGGGAATAAAGCTATGCGTGCAGGAAGCTCTATACTAGAAGCTTTTTTCTTACCCAACACTTTACCGCCTTCTATGATGCACCCGTCGATCATCTGCTTCTTGCTACCCGTGCGCGCCCTGACCGATGTAGCAAGCGCCTCAGCTCTTTTCAGATACCTTGTGCCGTAAGCGCCTGTAGATTTTCGCGAGCACCTAGACATATCAGCGCGCTGACCTTAGCCGACGCTGGCTTACGCCAATCTCGACTTCTACATTATCCAAGTCAGCATAGCTTGCATCAGCTACTTCAAGACGAATACGCCAATGCCTTGCTGTAATACCTTTGGCGGTTAGTGCCCTCGACTCGTTGCCATGTTCCACCGCTTTGTAAACGATTTCTTCACCGTTGTCGCCAGTGACGCGGATGTACGTTGTACCGTCGGTTGCTATACCCGCATAAACACTACTCATACGCTTACCTTGAGCGGTGCCGTAGTCACTGGCGCCAAAATCAATGGAAGCAGAGAGTAAATCCCCATCATCACTCGTGCCGGATAGCTTATAGAGGCCTCCGTCATTGATCGCGTATGTGAAGTTGGATGTTGAAGCGAACTGTTTAAATCCAAAGTTGCTATACCTGCTGACCGCACCGCTTACCGCATTTACTGCATACTGTATGGCCTCATGCTTAGCAACTGAGCTATTGGTATTGATTTTGACTTGCTCGCTTATCATCAGCTCCAACAGAGCGTTAAACGATAACAAGTCCTCAACTAATATGAGCTCATTGAACCCTAAGCTTAAAAGTAGGTAAATATCTATCGAATCAGCAATATCCACGCCATCCATAAACGTGAATAACGCAGAAGAATCCATAATCAAAGACAATTCTGTTTTGATAAAATCATCGCTAAAAAAGTTGTCAGGCCGTATTTTTTCTATCCATCCGCCGACCATTGGTTGTTGCCAATACCTTATAGTGCCGCCAATGTACGGGGCTGACGTAGATTTTCCGATTACGCCGAGCGCGCCATGCACAGAAGCAGTGCCTCCATTCAACATCCAAGTAACTGCTTTTGTTTTTGGAAAAAAGCCTTCTCCTCCCTGCAGAATCTTGCCAGGTTTCTGTGCGAAAGCAGTAAGTTCATAGCGAGGCCACACCCCTGAAGCACTTGCATACCCTGACCCTGAAGCTCCCCCTGCCGCTGATATAAATCCATGAGCGTATGATAGATTGCCACGGATTAATGTGTTTGAAACATCATCAACAGTGTCGATATTGGCGTATGGGTATACATCTGTCTCAACAGTGATCCCACCAATTTCATAAGCAGTAAGTGGATCGCCGCAAGCCTCAATCTTTAGGAACGAAAGGCCGTACTGGTAAATATCACCTTCCGACTCAATCTGCATTTCTGATATTCCACGCGGAGTGGCATCAAGAAAGGTCTCTATCGATAATGATGCATCGTTTTCACTGTTTGACGTGCTGTAAAAGGCGGGGTCTGTTAAAGCATCAAGCGACGAGTATAAAAGTGCGCCAATATATAAATTTTCTTTGCTGCTGACTTTGTACGTGGCAATAATCAGACCATCAATAATGTACTCGATTCGGTCTGAATACCGAGTAAGTACGAGTCTTTTTGTTGAAGATCTTATTTCATACTTAACTATCCCACTTTCAACGTAGCTGATCTTTTCTTCTTCGATAAGAATCGCGCTTTTCATTCCAGCGTAGCTGTAGCTATCATCTCTGCCTGTAATGCCAAGCATGATGAATCTTAGGTTTGAATATACATCTGCCTTAAAGCTTTTCCCTACATCGAGCTTATCAACACTTTTAGCACCAGAATCCCAACCAAGATCGTTCATTACCGCACGACTTGGTGCTCCAGCTTTATACGGTGTATCAGGCCAACAGACTTTTTTTGTCTCGTACTTATAATTTATTACCTTGTAAGACGGCTCATAAACTATGTGATAAGCAGGAAGCTCAGTTTCAGTCCAGTACCCTCCATCGCTAGGCGAGAAGTCTGCAATAGCACCGTACCAATTAACTCTAGGACTTAGCGCGTTAGATGCTGAAAAAACGTCATTGCTTGGAACCCATCTTGTGCCATCTTTGGAATCGACTCTATCGGTACCGTGAGTCCCTTCGATATTGTAGAGCGTTTTGCACCCCGCCTTTCGCGCAGAAATCTCTGGAGTTCCTGGTATTAACAAGACTCCTGCTTTTTTGCTAAGACGGTTCGCCATTTATGCGTACTCTAAAACAGCGATTGCAAAGTATTCAATTCTCTGCGGTGATCCAATTACGAAAGTAGGATTTGAAACTGTAAGATCATCTGCTGGACCACCAACGGTTCCTTGGATGCGAACTTCAGCGGTAGAGTTTGCGCCTGTGTCGGATTGCTTCACCATTCTAAAAAATGTTGCATACCCAGTCTTGACCGCATCGCCCTGCCATACTTCGCTGAGGTTTTTAGTTAAAGTTGGCGTAGCTGATCCTGTTTCAAATGTTAGTGGGTTGCCACTAGCTGTGATCTCGCATAGCAAGTCATTACCTGACAACGCAGCATCAGGTCCGCTTGGAATTGGGCCGCTAAACATACGAATAACGCAGCCATCAAGAATGCTTTTTAGAGAACCAGAAAAGCATTGCTGTCTACGCACTTCTGTTGAGAACTTAAAAGCCATGATTAAACACCTCGAACTTTAATGTAGTTTGCAGGGAACGTGATTACAGATCCTTCTTTAACCGGAATCGGCACCACTAGCTTTGCAACTGCGAGCGCTGAGTTGTTTGTCTTGTCTCGAATGGTGTAGTGAGTAACAAGATAGTCTTGACCAGCCTCTCCTGCAGGAAACACTACGTCGGCAACGCTGTGCGCTTCGCAGTATCGCTGGTCGATTGGGGGAACGTCTGCCGGTGCATCGTATGAGACAAAGGTGACTTCTTGTCTTGCATAACCTGTTTCAGCTACTTCATTGCTATCACCCTTAACAGGATCAGCGGTATGCAAAGCAATCTCCCAAAGAATAGGACGAGGCTTAGCATCAATATCAGCAGTGAAGAAGTATTTAACGTACTCTCTGCTTCCATAAATTGGCGCTGCCATGACGAGCTCCTTAAATTATGTTTGTTGACGTGTAGGTTAGGCCGCCAGACAACTTGACCGTCTGCCCAGCAGTAACCTGTTTCGGTGTTGCGAACCTTACGCATGACAAAAGCAAACCTGCGTTACCGGCTTTCGTTGCGCTTGATACCAAAAAAGCACCGTAGATAGTTCGATCTTGAGTCACATTGAACTCAGCCTTATTGCTTAGGTTGTCCATAGTCCCAGTGCCGGCAAGTGCTCTCTTCCATTCCGGACGCGCCACTTCTGAATAATCCACAAACTCAATCATTCCATTCGGAATATCAGCTGACGTTGTACTTGGTGCTGGAATGTAGTTCCCACGATAAAGACCAAGGTAAAAGGTCGATATAGGGCTAACATCACCAAACGGTGATCGGATTAAATGATCCAAGCCTTCCGCAGGAATAAGGTTGAATACAATCTCTCGATCAGCGACTGAGCCATCAGGGTTGATTACTTCTGCGTGCCATTGAAAGCCGCGCATATTTAACTTCTCATTCATTGCATAACCTCAAGTTCCCAATGATCATTTGACTGTAAATGTGAACCTCTAGGCTCACCTCTCATGCTTGTAGTAATCATCTGGTTCCCGTTATGTTCTAAAAACCCAGAAGCACCTTGGCTCGCAGTTTCAGGCGAATAACTTTGTTTACTAATCAGTTCTGTCATGCCTTCTGGCCCCGCAATCACTTGGCCATACTGGCTAAACCAAGCAACTGATCTGTTCGGAAGCTTTACCGCTGTGCCTTTCACGGCGCCAAAGTCGAGAATGACTCTCTGCATCATGTCGGAGCTGCCAACGCCTGAAATGAAGTACGTCTTATCGGCGCACACATAAATGCCGTCATCTACAGAAATAAGAAGATCAATTTCGCATGGGAACTGGATGTAATTTATTTCAGGGTTAAATAGGTGCGGTTGTAGCGGCATCGAGTAATATGCAAACCGACCTCTTGCGCCAACAATCAAACCTTTATGACTGTCCAGAATTTCGCAGAAAGGAAAAGGTTGAAGCATGTCGGTTTCAAGTCTTTCAGTATCGTCCACTGGGTTAGCAATATAGTTGCTGTGTGAAGCGGTGCCTTGGTAATAAAGCGTCTGGCCATTTGCAACGGAGCAGTAAAGCCTGTTTCCTGATCCGGCAGAAGAAACGACTATTGACTGGCCTTGGCCAACGCTTATGACTGCAGGAATACAACCTGACTCTTTGCCGTTAGCGAGCTTTGTTACTGCTACTTTGTACAAGCCGGCAGCCATATTCCCACTTGTTAGCGACACGTCAAAGGCTGGAGGCTCTACCGACCACTGCTCTACCGTCTCACCAACAACAATGCTCTCAATAGCTGTATTCAAGTAAAGAAGATTGTTGTGCAAAGTGGCAGCAACATGGCCGGCAGATAGCTTTGCAATAAAAGTCTCTGCCCCACTCTGGCCTATTTTTATAAGGTCCTCACCATCAACCAGTGCAAGTATGTTATTGCCCATATCAAACAAGGCTCTAGCTTGATTGCAATCACGCACCTTTTTAAAACCGGTACGTAGCTCAGCTTTGCCGCCCACTGTAAAATCCATATTCACAGCATCAAACACAGCACCTTCTGGCAGTCGCTCTGGTTTGGCTATGTTGTTACTGCCAGCAAATTGGTCACGACGGACAATGCTCATATACTCGCGTACCTATGGCCAGAATGGTTCAACGTGATGCTTAACGTCTTCTCTTGTGATACGGCGCAAGTCAGAATCAGGACGAATACCAAAGTATTCGGTAAAGTCCCGTTCAGACTTAGCTGCTCTTTCAGGGTCAAACATTTCAGCGTCGGGAATACTGAACGCTTTATGTAAAGCCCAGCTGACCAAGTGCTCATGATGTAGTGCTGAAATTTCAGGTTCTACGGTATTCGCCTCGATCAAGGCCATTGGCTTAGACACTCGATAACCTTCAATGAACAGCAGCCCGTCAGTATCAGGAATAGGCGCGAGCCTTAACCATTTGTCGGCCTGTACAGCAAACCGCGGCTTACCTGAACGCTCACGCCAGTCATCCCCACAAAGACCGTCCATATCTTCTGGTGATCTGATAGAAACACGGCCGCCTTGCTGCTCATCGCTTGCCTTGAATGAAACGTGTGATAGCTCATACAGAAGTGTATTTAGGTTATAAACCGGCTGCCCTTTAAGCACATCAACTCTGCACACGTCGGCATCAGCGACTTCAAAAATCAAACGACCACGAATAGCTGCTTCTTGCTGCGCGCTATTCAGGTAACTTGTAACTTCCTCATCAGACCAAAAATAAGGCTCAACCTTATCGCCAGCCTGTACGCGAAACGCGCCAATCAACTGCTGTAAGGTCATAAGGCACCGTATTGATTAACCAGTTTGGTAACTTCAATGCGCAGATCGTCAGCTTTACCGCGGCCATTCAACTTTACCTGGTAGCGCTCTGCAGCAAACCGAACCAAAGCGTCACGGCTCATCTGAGAAACTTGGTGCAAAATGTCGTATTGCTGATCAGTCTTAGCTTCTTTTTCAACTACCGTACTTTGTGCATCGTCGATAATGGCTAAGGTTTCTTCGTCATCAATCACCGCGTCATCAGTCTTGGTGAAAATATCAGCATGACGGAGCAGCTTGTTAGCAAACTGTGGAGGAATTGCGCGCACCTGACCTTTAGTGAAGTGCAAGCCAGTGCCGTAAATATGATCTGACCACTCATCACGCACACCGATGTATTGCACGTTGATAACCTTGCCCGAGAAACCAGTAGGCGCGGTGACTTCAATCGGCTTAGGCATCGAATCAGCAAGCGCTTTTGCAGCATGAACTGCAGCGCGAAAAATGTAGTCCTTAGCCTTCTGCTCAACTGGCAACTCAGCATAAGGAATACAGCATGGGTGCTGTTTGGCTTCGGCATCTTTCGTTTCACCATATACCCAACCTTCATCCAGCTTCTGCTTTAACCATGACTCATGCGACTGCTCAGGCGTGGCATCGGGGTTTGCTAGGTGCATTTCTACACCTGCAATAGCAGATTGTTGCTGCCACTCAGGTGCGTCTTCCCACTCTACTTGCGTGTCATCGCCCATCGCCTTGCAGTACGCAGCATTGATAGCGTGCACTACTTGAGCAATACCGATAATAAGAATCTTCATGTCGCTCACTCCGATAAAAGGCTGACCAGCTAATTAAGCTAGCCAGCCTTATTAATTACTGCGCGCCGATCAGCTCGCCGGTAACCAGAAACTTAATGTCACTAACTTTGGCGTTAGCGGCCACGGCAGTGGTTAAGATCAGTCGTGCAGGCTTTGGCAACTTAACTAGACTTGAGCCAGTAGCACGCTTTCGACCGGCGGCTGCTAAATCAATGCCAGCACCAAAGTAGACCGAGTTTTGCGGTACATCAGTGCTGTCTACGCCGTCTTCATAAACAAAGCCTAACGAGCCGGTGATAGTCGCTGTCATGCCAGTGGTTACGAGAATTGATGCATCATCAAGGCGTATACCTGCAGGCAATGGACCAAGATCAACAACATCACCAATACCAAGCGCTGCGGTCGAGTCAGAGTTAATTGCTGCGCCAGCTGAGTTAGTTTTTAAACCAAAGGCAAGAGTGGTTGTATTACCGTAAGGCACGGTTGCACCGAACGGACGGTACGCTTGAGATTTAACTTTTACTGTAGCCATTGTTGGCCTCCAATTTTGTCTGGTTTGGTGAGCGCTGATTTCGCGCCCACCGTTACGCTGTGTTGTTACGCTGAGTTAAACCTTGTTCAGCGGAACCACAGTGTCCAAGACGCATACGCCATAGTCGGTAGCTTCCACACGGTCGCCGGTATTGATATTGAAACGGAACTTGCTCACGCCGCGGATTGCGCCGATTAACAGCTCAATCTTGTCCCCGTGGTCCATTTCTTTTTCAGACCAGAAGAATGGAATGCCGGACTTGTCCGACTTAGCCATGGCTTCACCAACAGCCTGACCACCAAGGATAATTGCGCGGTCTACTGCGAAGCCTGCACCAAGCGCCGCAGGAACAATCACTGAGTTTTCAGTGCCGGTATGGTCTGCGCAATACTTGATCGTATCGCCAGCAAAGAAACGAACAGGGATGTTTTGCTTCATAATCAAGAAGTTATTCCACAGGCCTACTTCGCCACGGAATACAGGGTGTTGTTTAGCGTTACTTGCGCGAGCATGTGCAGCCATCTGGATTGCGCGGAAGTTTGGATCTGCTGCAAACTGGTTGTACTGCAGCGGCGACACAAGCATGACGCGCAACGGCTCATCTTCAGCAGCAGCGTCACCTTCAAACTTAACGATTGGAGGCGGCATTACCATGTCATCCATTACTGCGCGCATGGAGTCAATAATCCCCATACTGAACACGTCGGTGCTCGCGATGGTCATTTCACCACCGGTCTGCTTAAAGCCTTCAACGTAACCACCAGCCGCAACAAAGTGGCGGTTTTTAGTTGGAGCTTTAACAGGGTTAACCATTACCGCATTAAAGCGAGGGTCTGACTCAAGTGGCACTGACCAGGTTAAGTTGTTAACCGAACCACGCGCACCCGCTGCATGAATAATTAACGTTTGGTCAACGTAGCGATCCATTACAGACTGCGCTACCGGTCGGCCAAGCTTTCGAAAATCCACTGGGCTCCGGATGGTGGTCATCGTATCGCCCATATTGATAGGGATACGCGCTTGGTTAACTCGCAAGCGGTCTTGGTCAGTGCTCAAACCAGTACCGCGACCTTCCGCGTATTCGCTACCCATAATCGGCACGGCACCGAATGGGTTAACAACGTCAAAGGTAATCTCGTCACCGGTACCTTTTCCAAGGTCCATACAACGAACGAAAGGCAAGTGACTTGTAGTCTGCTTACGGATTGTTTCGATTGCGCCAGAATCACCTTTAGGCATCTTGCCCATTAAGTGCGATAGCTTGTTATTACGCTTTAGGTGCGTCGCAAAAAGGCCAGCAGCCTGTTGCACCATGTTTTTCTTATCGCCATACGGCGCGTGTGAATTTTGGGTCGGCATGTTGCCTCCTTACAGTCTGTTTAGGAATTGCTCAATTTGCTCAGGCGTCATGTCGTCCATAGCCGTAGCTAGATCAATTCCGCTGCTCATATCGTGCATAGCTTCATCGCGTGAAGTTGCCCCGGCTCGACCTGCTGGAAAATCAGACAGGCTTGCTGGTACGTCACCTTTAGCGTTAGCTGCTTTTTGTTTTGCAGTGGCTTTAACCGCGTCTGCAGTTAAGTTGCCTGCTGCTTGAGTTGTTCCAGCTGCAGATTTGAAAGCGTCAAGAAGCTCAATAACCTGGTCTGTGCTGCCTTTCTGCATTACTGCAGACATAGAACCACGCACAAACGTAGGTTGAGAGTTGATCCATTCAGCAAGTTCATGCGATTGCGCAACCGAGTCAGCATCTGGGTGCGCTGTGTAAATGGCGTTGTAATGTGCTTCGGTGGCTGTTTGTGCTTCTCGCTTCTCATACGGCGCTAATGCCGATTGAAGCCGCGCTTCTACTTGCTGCTGAACTAACTTATTGATACCTGCAGCTAATGATTCTTCAGAGAAATCGCCGAACAAGCTCGGATCAACACCAGCATCAATAGCTGCTTCAGCTGCTGCAATCTGGTTATCCTGCTTTGTAGGTGCTTGCCCTGAATCTGCTCTTTCCTGAGCTGCCGTCTTTAATGCATCTAACTCTTGCTGAGCTGCTTCGGCTCGTTCTTGCCAATGTCTCTGGCCTTTGCGCGCCTCTTCCAGCTTCTCGAATGGAATGGTGTGTTTGTTGTCACGCGCCATTACCACTGTGTTATCAGCGTTTAGCTCGGTTTCATCACCTGCTTTGTCGCTTTCAGTTTCTGCTTCGCTTTTTTGCTTGCTAGCATCAGGTTTGGTTGTGGCTTCGGGCTCACCACCTAAATCCTCAGCATCTGCCTCGGTATCGCCCTCTGGACCATGGATTAACTGGTCTACCTGTTCTGGTGTTAACTCGCCCTCAAGCGACTGAATAAACTCATTGTTGTCTGTCATGCCTTCCCCGTTTGCCACATATCGCCGTAGCCGCTATTGGGTTACGCAGTTAGGCTTGCGCCCGAATATCGCCGCTCTCACGGCTTGGCATGCAGTGTTGCCAATTGCTTACTTGTATTCAAAACCTACAGGGGGCTGGCTTTATTCCAGGCATAAAAAAGCCCAGGATTAACTGGGCTTGATAACTGTCTTTTGGTTATTAGCTTGTTTCATGCAGATGCTGCTTTAAGTGGTAGCCCATCAATGGCCAGATCTTTTGTTCTGCGTTTTCTCGTGCAATCTTACGGCCCAGCTCAGGATTAAAATTTTCAGGCGAAGCGCATGCACTTTCACCGGTAACAGTGAACCCATTCTTCAATACCAACACACAGAATGTTAGAAGTTTTAAGCAGTTAACATCCACAGCACCCACGATCCGTCCTGTATTAGCCTCGCTCCCAAAAGCCATGGCACCAGTCATAGCATCGGCACCCGTAAAGTAGAACTCACCAACAATGTTGGCTTTCAAGTCTTCAGGTGTAATTCGAGGCGCAGTTAAGCCTTTCTCTTGAATGAGCTGTTCAATAGTCTGCTTGATAGATTTGTCAGTCATTACATGCCTCCGGGCATATTGTCATTTGTATTAGGTGTTTCAATACCTTGCATCGAGGAGTCTCCATCACTCGGTACTGGTGGAAATTGTGGACTGGTGTTCTGGTTAACTTGAGCCAACTCTGCAACCTGCTCGCTGCCTAGTTGAGCGCCCTCACCTTGCACATACGGATTGCGAATATCTGTAGCAGCCACCTGCTGCGGTGCTGGGAAGTCTGGATCGTCACCCATTGGGTTTGGCCGCTGATAACCAGCACCCTGCATAATTGTGTCGGCAATCGGAGCGATCATCGGCATCTGCGCTATCTGAGCGCCTGCCTGCATTGCTGCGAACGCTGCTTGCACGCCGATCTGCACCGCCTTGGCGTCAAGGTTCTTCATTTCGCTATCAGCTTTGCGCTCTTTGATCTGCAGTTCACGCTCTTTGAGTTCGTTGCCTGCTTTGGCCAGCGCATCTTGGATTGCTTGCTGCGTCTGCTCTTCGATCTGTTCAGGTGTTGGTGTTTGCCCTACAGAGCGGAACGCTTCAATGAGGTCACGTTTGAAAGGTACATCCATCAGCTGAGTCAGAAATGGAATTGCTGCGCTCAAGTATTCTGCTGGTAATGGCTTGATTGCTTCGGTCAACGCTTGCAACTGCTGTGCTCGATAGCTGTTAGTGCTTGGTACATCTTCTAGCGATACCATGAGTCGAGTTCTATTAATGTCATTGGATAGGTATGTGACACCCGTTTCAGGATCAGTTTCAGGCGCATTAAGCGTAACCTGACGATCTGCAGTGATTGCATCACCTTCAATCACCACCTCAGTTTGCTTCTCGCCAATGTCACGGATGATCATACTCATCAGCAGTTCACCAACTTGCGAACGTGCCTCTCTGAAGTTGTCCATAATGCGGCCTAGCGCCTGATTAGATTGCTCAACTTGGGTTTGCTCCTGAAGTCCACTTGTTGCGGTACCTTGCTTACCGCCGAACCCTGCAGTAATACCACTCACGCGTTCGAACGTTGCGCGGTTATCGTTGAGCATCTGGTAATGCTGATCAGTGAGCTGGTAGTCACGCTTAACATCGAATCTCGCTCCAGCCTGCTGCATGTGCATATTGTCGAGAACAATGTCGGCGTCTGGTCGAGCAATTTGTTTTCGTAATTGTGAGTCAGTCATAGCAACTGCACCTTTGGTGCGCTCTACTCGCACCACACTCATCCCCCAACGTAGCTTAGATAGGCCACTGTTCAGCGAGTCTTGCGCATATTTCATTGAGCGAACGTACCCGTATGGAATACCGGTGGCGTCCTCGATAAACCCCCAGAACGGCACATACGGAAAGTGACGGTGTGCATAGGGAGTTGGACCGTCATGCAGCTTGTGTGGGCCAAGCCAGTACGCACGACGCACTCTAGCGATAGTTGCCTGCGTTACTTCGGCTGTGCCGCTTGCGACTGCAATAGCGTGCTGCAGGTTGGCTTCATCGAACTCAACGACTCGACCGTTTGGCGTCTTGATAACAGGCACTCGCACCCAGCGGCGGTACCATAATTCAGCGACACACAGTTCTTTACTGCGAGGGTTGTACCAACGGTCTTCATGCATCGTCCACGAACGACCTTCATTCCATGCGTTTTCTAGCCCGGTACCGTCTCCACCTTCAAATGTGAGCGTTTCATCTTGCCACCACTGCGAGCCGTGACGACCAGCAGCCAATATCAGCTCCTTTTTCTCGGGAAACACTAACGCAATACGCTCCGGAGACAACCATCGCTGTCTACGCAACCAACGAGCATCGGACAAATCCGGTTCAGTGGCTTTCATATCCCAATGAATTTCATTGCGGTGGATCTTCTTACAACGATACGGAAACTTGAACGGATCGGAGTCTCGCGCTACTTCCACCCAGCCGATGCCGCAAGTGATCTGCGACTGGAAAGCAGCACTGCATGCGCGATCGGCTTTTGATTCACGCTCGGCTTGGTTAAGCTTAAAGTTGATTGCATCTGCTACATCTTGGCCACCAGGATCACCATTAGGCGTCACACGCCAGTCGGTGCGTATCGTTGCTTCGTAACCTTGAATTGATAACAGCGCTGGACCAATCAAGTCTTCAACCGCCGGAGGAATACCAAGCTCTTGCTGACGCTTGAGCAGTTCACTATCAAGTTGATTGCCATCGGCATAGTCCGATTCCTTATCTGCTATGGCGCGCCAGCGCGGCTGATTCTCGATCTCTTCAAAGATCTCATCGTATTCTTCTTTGCTTAGCTCTTGTTTTTGCATGGTCTAGTCCTCACAAGCGCCAGTCGGCGGCAGGTGCTTCTTGGTAGCTGGTTACATGGCTGGCACTTTCAATCATGCCGAGTTCTTTTGCTTGTGCCCATTGACGTAAAGCGTCGGCGCCTTCACTGCATCCGTTCGACTTGTTCGGGCTATCAATGAATCGCGCCTCGGCTCTGCTGTACTTTTTTTTGTAGTTATCAATGCGGTTAATGCCGTCGGCTGTGCCTGCTTTGTCAAAGTAAGCGCCCTTTAGGTGTTTTCTGGTTTGCTGTATGCCGGTTGTTAGTTCAGTGATAAGCGGAACAATAGCGAATCGCTCACCAGGCAATAGATCCTGCAGCATGTCGCGAGTTGATTTATTGAAGTCGCTCAGGCGCTTGTGATTAGCGTCATGTGGTAGAAAGTGTGTGCCAAACACGTAACCTTTTGATTTGAGCTCCGCAACGTAGTGCCGCAAGTCTTCGCCGTGCGCCTCGTAGTAACCAATAAACCTATCTTCACCGCGTAACTCTTGATGAAACCAGATAGCGCAACCATCGCTGTTTCCAATATCCCAGAACGTGTTAACCGATAGATCAAGCGTAGGTACAGTTGTAATGCCACCGCGCTTGCGTAGCTCAACCATTGATTTAGCGTAGTAGTTGCCTTCGGTACTGACTTGGAAAGCCTCATCCGGAGTGGATGGGTACTCTTGCCACATTTTTTCCTCTGAGCCACTGAAGTCAGCATTGCGCGTCGCCACATACCAAGCGCGCTGGTCAGGATCAATACGGCAATCCATGCTGTGCTCAATGGTGTCAAAATAAACGTGGTCTTCAATTTGAACATTAACCAGCGCTGCTTCCATGCGGTATCGCGGCTCTTGCCACCAAGCATAAAAGTGGAATCTGTAGTCTCTGACTGTTAACAGGTCTTTCGTGTAGTGCTTAGCCTGGGCAATCTGCGTCATCTTGTAGAACTCGCCTTCTGTGCCTTCGGCGGTACTTTCGATAACAGTGATACCGCTCAACGGAACAGCTGGAATTGAGCCGGTAATAACCTCGATTGCCTTGTCAGGAAACTTTGCGCAGATCTTGCCGAACTCAGAAATTAACAATCTATGGATCGTTCCGGAACGCATTGACGTACCAACTCGCACCGAACTATTGTTGTGCTTGAAAAGTAGCTCGCTCTTGCTATCAGTACCCAGTGGAAATCGAGCACGGATCACTTCCGGCAAGTTTTCATAGCCAAACTTGACCTTATCCCTAAAGATTGCTTCGGCTGCCTCTCTGTCTTGAGCAATGATGCCGCAGCGCTGGTTGGCATTAAACAGCGCATGGTCCAGCCAAAGTATGGCAATCAGCGTAGTAAACCCAAGCTGCCTTGCTTTCAGAATAATGTTGCGGTGCCATAGTCTGCGTATGAAACGACGTTGCGCACGGTTGGGTTTAAACGGCTCAACCATTGCTTCTTCACCGTCATCACCTTTGATCATGATTTGGTATAGGCAACCGCTAAAAAGTCGCCACTCAGGATCAGCCAGACACTTGGCCAGTTGCTCAGGATCGGTAGGTAACGGCAGAAGATCAATAGTGTTTGCCACGGCTAATCCTCGTCGTGGTCTTCATCGTCCGTAACTGGCGCAAACCCGCTTTGTGCTTTCGATTCATTGCGCTCAGGATCATTGGCCACCGGCAAGAATGCACCAGCGTTGCGCGTAGCGATTCCGTGTAGCAGAGCTGTAAGCGGATCGACCTTCTGCTCGTTATCACGCTCATACAGGCCAAGGTGTTTCATCAAGCGCTCAAGGTTCGGGCCTTTGTCAGCCAGTTTGTATTTCTTCAGGTAACCGGTGAACTCACGCTTGCCATCACCGATGTTCTCGTACTGCTCAATGACTTCCATGCCAGCAAGTGCTGCAGCAGTGTCATCGCCCAGTTCGTGAATACCAAGCGGCTCTCCTTCGTTGTTGAAGAACTTGCGAGGGTCATACATGGCAAGTCTTGCGACTTCGAGTAACACACGGTCTGCAGTGATTTGAGTGCGGTTTTGCTGCTTCAATCTGGCTTCAGCAATTGCATCCTGGATGTACACTTTTGTTAACAGGTTGGATGCTTGCTGTCTTGCAGTTTTCTCGCTGTAACGTGCACGAATAGCGGCTTGCGTGCCGTTTAGGTCAACAATGAACTCGTCTACAAACAACTGCTGCTGTGGCGTTGGTTTGCGCACAGCCGAAGGCGCAGTGTGTTTCACTGTTGCTTTCGGTTTTCTGATTGTTTTTTTAGTCGGTGCTTTGCTCATGCGAGCAGTGTGTGTGCAGCTAGGGAGGCTGTAAAACTCTACAGGGTGTGCATTAGAAAGCTGCGAATAAACTTATAGCTGTGGAATAAGCTATCGCCTGTTCCAGTGAGAAGAAGATCTACAGACTCAGAGTCAGAATCTATATTTTTAAAGCCACCATGAAACTTTGATTCTTCAGCAACAAATACTTTTTGCGGAAAATCATTAAACTGATCTGCTGTTATATCAATGATCAACCCCGCACCTTCAAGCCATGCATGCGTACACTCATCTAAATCTCCGCTCATATAACAAAAATCTCCACACCCCAACTCTTTTAGATATGCACCTAAAAAAAGAGAGGTGTCTCCGCAAGCTCCAGCTGGAAAGTGTTCAAAGCTGACTGGAAGTTTTTTTAGATCAGCTTTCATCAAGCCTTCTATGGCAGTTCTCATGTGACCAGCTGCCTCACGAACTTTATAAATATAATCCGACCTCTCGCTCATAAAACATCCTTTTAAATAATAATTAATTACGTTCAAGCGTTAATAAACGATGTGACAGTTCTGCAACCATCATCCCAACCTGATCTGATAAATTTATCTGAGAAGCCTGTATTGCTCTTGCACCCAGCATGACTGCAAGTGTTCTTGCCTCACGAGGGGTTAGTTTTAGCACGTCATCGCCTATGTCGAGAACAACCGTGCCGTCCGGTAGCTCTGTGTGTGATATCGGTCGCGTTGGTGGGTATTTCTCAACTGGAGCGTAAACACCACGTTGAATGCGCGCAATCAAACCATCATTAGCCAATGATTTTAGCTTGTCATCGATAATACTTAGTTTCAGGTTCAAATGATCTGCGAGTCCTTCGCGCGTAATGATCTGCTCGAGCGCATGCAGTTCAACAATTGCATCAAAAACAAGCTCTGTGGTGCTGATACGTCTAGGCTCATTCATGGTCTACCTCCGCAAGATTTCTGATTTCAATACAGCCAATCTCTGACCAACGTTTTGTGGTTCGCATATCCCAGACGGATTCGTCGTTTTCGTACACAGCATCCATCAGAGCTTTTTCAAGGTTGTCACGGTCTGGCTTTTGCCTGTGCGGCTGGCCAAGCATTTCTGCACGCTTTTTCTTGCTCCAAGATTTTGGCATCGGCATGTGGAATATGACGTGTGAGTCGGACTCAGGGAGCGTGCAGTTACGTGCTCTCAGGTCGTCGCAGAATGCTCGGTAGCGCATAACTACTAGCCGCTTCTTCCAGCGGTCTGACTGTGTTTGACGGGGTTTCGGCACAGGAACAACTGGGTAAAGTTTTATGCTCATTGATTCGCAGCCTTGTGGTTGATAATGATCTTGCGAACTTCCGCTTTAGCCGGCGTGTATGCGAATGGGGCTCTATCTCCTGGCGCTGTGATTTGATACATCGCGTGATCCTCGGTCCCGCACAACGCAACGGTGTACTTGCACTCGGTTACCCAGCAGCGAGGTATCGGCTTTTGGGTTTTGTGGTGAATTTTCTGTTTGAGCTTCACGCCTTCACCTCGACAATACCCATACGAATCAAAACCTCATGCGTCTCTGCTAGTGCGCGTGTTATATCGCGCCAGTCAACCGGTCCTGTGTTTCTCGTTCTGCCGTCTATGCTGTCATGGCAGTCGCTGCAGGCGAATACTGCGACGGTATCAAGGCCCTTCATACCCACACCCTTAAATCCATTGGGCAGGTGCGCTAGCACAGTCGTCTCAGGGTTAAAATTGCATTCACTCAGGCGCAGCGTGCAGTTCTGTCCGCGTGCTGCGTTGCGGATCTTCTTGCTAACAACTCTCACTGCTGCTCCTCACTCAATAAATCATCAAAAAAAACGCCTTGCTCTCGAAAGTCATCAACAATGCGGTTTGTGTACTCAATGCCCTGCGCTCGATTGAATAACCGAGTTACTGGAAAACCATCTGGCCCAAGCAGCTTGTTTGCGCCCATCAGCTCAAGTTTCTTTTCATAGCTCAGGTGCAATAGCAGCTCGTTCCAACTCTGGCGAAACTCTGCGCACTCGTTACGCATGAGCGGTACACCGAAATGCAATTTGCAGTGCCGCCGCGCCTCGTCGATATGCCATTCCATGACCTGCGCAATGCGCTTGTACATCGCGAACCAAAGTGCGTTTTGGTCAAGTGTTCGGTCGCGACCAGTCTTCACGGTAACGGTTAAGTATTTTTTGTCTGCGAAGGTGCGCTGGAGCGAGCTAATTGCCTCGGCAAGCTTGTCTTGAGAGTTCACAAGCAGTTTCATACAGTTCTCCTGATTCGCTCAGGAAGCTCAGCTAAAGCCTTAGCCACAGCAGCTCGACGCTCATTCAGATCAGTTACTTCTGCTTGCTTTGCCTGATTTTTTGCTTCTTCTCGTTTTGCTTTGTTTTCATTCAGCACTGCACGTAGTTCAGCAAGCCGCTTGCGTGACTCTTCGTTGCTAAGTCGAGCTGTGGTTTTTCCTGAAAGCAATCCAGCAACAGCAAAACTTACAGAGTCCTGATTTATTGCTACAGGCCTATGCTGCAGCAACAGCGCTTCACCACGATCTTGAGTGATTCGACCTGACTCTACTGCGCGCGTTACCGCATCTGCACGATCCTCAACATCCCAGCCTACGGAAACATGCCACACAGGTGATTGACGACTTTGTCGTGCAGCCTCAACGGTGCGGCGGTACGCTTCGATAAACGCCATGCGCCCACCGATTGCATCACCGTTATCAAGTATCGGCTGCGCAGCACGCAAAGCACTCTGGATCTGCTCAGTAACCACAACCGTTCGACGCTCATCACTTGCTTGCAGCGCAATCGCCCATGCTTCGTTTGGCTCCGGATGCCCATCTACACGCTGAATACGCTCGATAATCGCAGCCAATGTCAGCCGCCCTGTTAGCTCGCGACGACACGCCTTGAGTGCACCAGCAATCTGCTCGTCTTGGTATTCCTCCAAGTCGTTAGCCATCATCTCAGCGGCGGAAGCAGTGATCTCCTGCCCTAACACCTCAGCTGTCGCTGTAACGATCTCCACGAGTCCACTCAGCCGCTGCGTATCAGTCTTTCCAGAATGGGTTTTCACGGATTCCCTCCATACGCGACTTCGCGTTAATATTTTCAATGGCGGTTTGCGCGGCTTCAAAATTTGCGGCTGTACGCTCTTGCTGGCGTGCGGTAGTGCCGTTGATACGTCGACCTGTTGCCCACTGCGTGTGCAGCGCCTCAGCTCTTGCCAGTAGCAAGTTGACGCTGTGCTGTTCGGTGATTAGGCGTGCATCAGCAATCGTGAGGTAGTACGCCGCCACCTTGGGTGCTGCGTCTTGTCCCAAGCGGTCAACAAGCTGCCCAAGCTGTCCTGCAGTGCGTGCGTTCCAGACTGGCCACACGTTGTAGCGCTTACGGAATGCAAAAGCGTAATTAGCCCATACGCGATAAGTTTTTGCTTTTGGATCTTTGGGACCTGGCATGTCAGCTGGAATTTCGACCTTGGGCTGTTGCTGAGAAACCTCACCGGCAAGAACTAACTCACCAACGGTGTCCGCGGTCGCGTCAGCGGCCTCGGTCGCCAAAGGCTCTGTAATCTCTGCTGTAGTCTCTGTAGTAATCTCTGTTGTAGTCTCTGTAAGAAGAGGCGAATTTGCACCCATCGAAGAGGCGGAATTGCACTCATCGATGGGGCGAATTTGCACTGTTCGATCAGGCGAATTTGCACCCTTCGAAGAGGCGATTTCGCTTTCTCGAAGAGGCGGATTCGCCTGATCGTTGATTTCAGTGACCTTCAGCGATTCATGGCTGTAATTTATGGCGTAGTAATTTGTTCTGATGTGCTCTGATTTTCTTAGCTGGTCAATCAGTAGTACGCCCTGACTTTTAAGAGATGAAAAAACACGTTTAATCTGATCTCGTGACCAAAATGGAAACTGCTCTATCCACTCCTCGTGAGTGTTATAGATCCACCGCCTATTGTCGTGATCAACACCAGAACTTCCACGCTGAATCCAGTAGTGAACCTGCTGAAGAATGATTGCCTCATTTAGCCCAATACGCTTTGCAAGTGCCGGATTTACAACAAGCGGGGCTTGCACGAAAAGCATGGTCATACACTTAGCCTCCGCTTGATAATCTGTTTGCCTTGCCTCATAACCACCTCGCTGTACACATAAACAGCACCAATAAGCGACTTAATCCCTTTGCACGATCCGGATAGTCTGGGAGCCATGCAGAGGTGGGAGTGATCAGGCGACAAGCTCTGGCCAGATGACAAACCAATCATCAGGACGAAGCTGCTTTCGGCTTATTTTTCCACCTGTAATCATCTCGATCCTTGAAGCGAGTTCCGCTGATGCTTTTTTATTTCCGTAACCAATTTGGCGTAAATACCCTGCGCTCGTCTTTGTTTCGGAAACCTCTTTGTCGCCTGCGGTCTTCAGCCAAGCGAGCAGTTCTTCGTGTCTCTTACTCATAAGTTCTCCTTTGCATACGAATAATTATTACCCAAAGGTAATGCTTAATCAATACCGGACGGTTATTTACTTTTAGGTAACAGAATCAGATGATGAAATTATGGATATTCGTGAAGTGCGTAGACGCAACCTTGGTATTTTGATGGACCGTGAATTTGGAAAGATTCGCGGAGCACAATCGCGCCTAGCTGAAAAGCTGGATAAGCCGCAAAACTTCATTTCTCGATGTCTTGCTGACCCCGAAAAAAGTGGCTCAAAGACAATCGGCGAGGATTTCGCAAGAGAGATCGAAGATGCTTTCGGGCTGGAGCGATACGCGCTCGATGGAAAGATGGACTTCTTGTCCGGCGAGTCCATTGCCGAACACAGGCCCGACAATGTAATTACAGCTGTCTTCTCTAAAAAGGCTGCAGATGGTGAGATTGCGATACCGCAATTTGATGTGCGCGCAGCTATGGGTAGCGGCCAGCTGCCAAACGATTACGTAGAAATAATCCGACACGTCACGATGCACAAGTCGCATCTAGACCTGCTTGGTATCACTTACACCAGCGCCGCAAACCTTGCCATTATCACTGGTTGGGGTCAGAGCATGGCCGGCACTATCAATCACGGCGAGCCCGTATTCGTTGATCGAGGCATCACTCAATTTGTGGGGGATGGGGTCTACGTTTTTACATGGGACGATCTGGTATACATCAAGCGCGTACAGAAAGTCAGTAAAACCCACTTTAAGGTTATTTCGGACAACCGAGAGCACGATCCTTTCGAGGTGTTGATTGAGGATGTAGCTTTTCACGCTCAGGCTCTACTGGCTTGGAATGCAAAAAAGCTATAACGACAGAACCAAAAACGCCCACCATATAAAAGAGAAGACGTTCGCCCTATCATTGATAAGCAATGCTTAGCTAAGGTAAATCATGCACTTTAAATGGGTACTCTAGTGGTCAACGGTGCGCAAGAAGCGCGGACTTGGCGTGATCTAACAGCAGCCATGTTCAGCTCTAAAAAAAAACGGAGTGCAGCTTCATGAATATGCCAAATACCTATTACGTATACTCACTTAAAGACCCTCGCGAAAAACCAGCAAGACTGTTCTATATAGGCAAAGGTACTGGTAGTCGTTCAACTGATCACCTAAAAAAAATTGATAACACTCGAAAAGGTCAATTTATCCAAAATATTTTGGATAGCGGCCACACGCCTATCATCTCAACATTAGTTAAAAATTTAACAGAAGAACAAGCTCTCAATATTGAGCTCGAGCTTATCAGTAGCATGGGAACCATTGATAATGGGGGTTCTCTCTACAACTCAGTAATCCCTAAGTCAATTAAACGTAAAGTTGACGATAAAGTCATAGTGCCCATAGGTGCATTAGAAAAAGCACAGTTAGGATTACAGCTTTTAAAAGATTCAATTATCTCCTTATCAGAAGAGAACTTGGCTGGAGTCACAAACTCAGACTGTGCTCACTACTTAGGTCTACAATCAGATAACGAAGGCAACCAACAAGACTACCTTACGTACAGCATTCTAGGGATTCTGATCAAAGAAGGCACCCTTGAAAGCTTTAAATCTGGTACCCGTAGAAAATACAGAAAATTATGAGCTTTATATGTGATTGTACTAAAGCCTGAGCAGCTCAAATTAATTAGGAGATAAAAATAAATGGAAGACAACATACCATTGATTAAACCGTTTAGAGCAAATGCCCACCTTCTAAAGCTTCTTGGGGATGAGCTAATTGGAGATGATAGATTAGCAGTTTTTGAGCTAGTAAAAAATGCTTATGACGCAAATGCTACAAGTGTTGATGTCACACTAAACCTACATAATGAAAGCCCAAATATTATTATCTGGGATCATGAAGGTTTTGGCATGACTAAGGATGACATCCTAAACAAATGGATGGAGATCGGCACTAACAGTAAGCGAAGTAAAAACAAAGTCAGGACGCCTGACTTAAATCGTTTACCTCTCGGTGAAAAAGGTGTTGGTCGTCTTGCAGTACACAAGCTTGGGCAGCAGTTAACTATAAACACTCGAGCTAAAAACTCCACTGAATACAAGATTGAAATTAACTGGCCAAGCTTAATAGATGAAGCGAATTATATCGAAGATACCCGTGTAAAAATCACACCTCTTGATAATCCAGAATTTTTCACAAAAGAAGAAACTGGAACACGGATAGAAGTAGGTAAACTAAATAACACTCACTGGACTCGTGGGGATCTAAGGCGCTTAAAACGTCTTTTAACCAGTCTGATCTCCCCTTTCAAAACAGTGTCAGATTTCAGCGTTAATCTGTCTGTACCAGAAAGAGAAAAAGACATTTTCGATATGCTTGAAGCAGAAGATATAGTCGGAAAAGCACTATGGACTTATAACTTCATTATTGATGAGGCAGGTTTGTTCTCCTCAAGCTACTCGTTCAACCCACCGCAAACATTCAAAGAAGTTGCATCTTCAGACATAGAAACAGATAACTCTAGACTGGTACTTTTAGCGCCAAACAAAGAGGAAGAACTCGCCCGCGACATATCCATTCGTGAGTCACTGCTACTCAATAAGGAAGACCTCAAGAATATAGGGGCTATTTCCGGAACTTTTTATATTTTTATGAAAACACCCGCGGTGCTTAACGCAATAGGTTCAGCCCAACTCATAAAAGAATATCTTAAAGAGCAATCTGGAATCAGAGTATATCGTGATGGCATACGTGTATTTAATTATGGTGAGGGAAAAGATGATTGGTTAGGCTTAAACGCAGGCCGAATAAATATGCCCGGACAAAAAATTGATACTGGCATGGTAATTGGGGGTGTTGATTTAAGCTTAGAGAGCAGTGAAGGCCTAAAAGAAAAAACGAATCGTGAAGGCTTTGATGAAAACAATACCTATAAGCGTTTTCGTTGGATTGTAGCAAGTGTTGTTGAAGATTTTCATTTAAAACATAGAAGAGATCGTGAAGCACTAGATGCATACCTCAAAGGTGATGTTAAGGATGCTTCACCTGCCACCACTCGCTTCACTCAGAGTATTCAAGACATAAGGCAAACGATTAAAAAGCACGGTTTAGAACAAGAGATGGATAACAAAGTAAACCAGATCGAATCTGACTATCTTCAAATGAGAGAAGTCACTCTAAGCTCTGGTATTGCTGGCATCAACCTTGCTGTTATTTTTCATGAAGTTGAACGAGGTGTTGAGGATCTGAATGAGTCAATAAGAAGATCTGACGATTACGACACCCTGCGAAAGCGTGCTGAACATTTAGCTGAGTTACTAGAAGGTTTTGCACCATTACTACGCAGAAATGAACAAAAGACTTTTAATATTAAAGCGCTAACTCAAAAAATAGTCACATTAAACCAACACAGATTTGAGCATCACAAAATTGCAATATCTTGCCCCCTAAATAATGATGAGTCTGACACTTTTGAGGTAACAGCACCATTTGGACTACTGCAAGCAACCCTAACAAACTTGATTGATAACGCAATTCATTGGACTAGCTTGAAAGCTGAAAAAGAGAACAGTGAATATATACCTGCGATTCGCATAGACAGTCTCTCAAACTGGTTTACAGAAGGCCCCGCATTAGTCGTAATGGACAACGGTCCCGGCTTTAGCCTAACTCCTGAAGAAGCAATACAGCCATTCAAAACCTCTCGACCAGGCGGAATGGGAGTTGGCCTCTATTATGCTGATAAAGTAATGGAAACTATAGGTGGAAGACTTCAAATATGTGACCCTGAAGACTTAGACCTACCGGAAGCTTATCAAGGAGCTGCTGTAGTAATGATATTTAAAAAGGATAAATAATAATGATAAGTTTGCCAAGCATTGTTCTTATTGATGATAAAAAAGATGATCTAGAAAGCCTTCAAGATAGTTTTATTCAGGCTGGATACCCATGCTTTCCGATTCATTATAAAAAAGATGATCCAGAAAACATCTCAGGTGTTGATCATGTAAACTTATCAATGATAAAACCAAGAATTATCATCACTGACCTTAACCTACAAGAACTTCAAATCGATGCAAAAACTTTAGTTGGCCCAATCGCAGAAGTTCTTAAAAGACTGCCTATAGATGGCCCTTATCTACTTTATTTCTGGTCTAGAAACAAAGAACATGTAGAAAAAGTTATAAATCTAATATTTGAAAGACACAAGGAAATACCTCTTCCTTTATATTATGAGATATTAGATAAGGCTAAATTCAAAACAAATCCAGAAGATCTCAATAAAGAAATAAAAAAAATATTCACAGGCAACCCAATTTTCAATGCCTTATTCAGCTGGGAAAATAGAGTGTCTTCAGCTGCTCAAGCCACTACTGACTCTCTATTTAAACTAGCAAAATCATTAGATCCTGAAAACATTTCTGACTTTCAATTAAAAACAAAGAAAAAGCTTGAAATAATGTTAGCCATTATAGGTAACGAGGCTATCGGGGTAAAAAATGCTCAGGAAGAACCTGGATTAGCAGTTGAGCTGGGACTAGAGCCCGTCTTACGCGACCATATTCAATCAAATTATGAGCGTATTGATAATAATTCCATATGGCATCAAGCAGCAAATAGTATTGGAACTAGATTAGACTCAAAATTTCATAGTGACGTCATAGCTCATCTAAATTCTTTTTATCATGTTGAAGAGCTGAACAATACATCTCCAAAAAACAAACGAGGCAGCTGGATAACATTTAACTCTGCCTATTTAGAGAATTCAATAAATAAGCCTAAAATAGAAAAGAATCTGGGCCGCAGCATAAAAGCACTTTTAAATGAAGAGTTTCTAAACTGCAGGATAGGAACCTCAGAATCAAGAAGCGAAGCGCGCCGCGATACAAAATTAGGTTTCATTGAACTTTCAGCCGAATGCGACCAAGCTCAACGCAAGACGAAACTAAATAGGTATTTATTATCAGCAATGATACCTATTGAGCATGAGCAGTTCACATTTCACGGAACAGAGGGGCGAGATACCGCTCATGCTGGCATTTATCGCCTACCAAAAATCATCGTAGATGGAAAAGAGTACATTATTAAAGTTAGCTTTATGTATCAAGTTGGAGCAATTCCTGACTTTAATAAATGGTTGGGGACGCCGATGTTTAGACTTAAGGATCAGATTTTATCTGACATTAGCTTTAGAGCATCTCAGCATCTAACACGTCCTGGTATCACTCGCTTTGACTGAGTAAGTCCATAACCACATTACCAATTTGCTGTGCCAAATATGGTGGTACAGCATTCCCAACCTGGACATATTGCTGCGTTCTATTTCCTTCAAATAAATAATTATCAGGAAACGTTTGTAAACGTGCAGCTTCGCGCACTGTTAAGCTACGGCACTGCTTTGGATCATAATGAATGAAGTAATGCCCATCTTTTGATATATGGCTGGTCACTGTTGTTGAGCACTTATTAGCTGCTTGGGTACGGAAACGATCAGCGTGCGTCCCCGACTTCCAGTTCTCATGCGCCGGGGCAAGCTCGTCAGGAAAGTCTCTAGATTTAGGGGATGTACCACCACTCAGGTGAGTATATGCTGCACTATATGCATATCGGAGCAAGTCGCTTTCCATATGCCCTCGAGTCTCATGATTTAGTACGCAATTGGGTTCATTTTGGCGATACCAATCTACTAGATGCTCAGGCATGTTAACTGGCGGACTAACTGGTTGCATTGCACTTCTTGACAGCTTTTTAAATGGCATTAAGTCTATATTTTCTAGATCATCAAATAACTCTTTAACTAGCTTTTTAACCATTCTCGCATTGTCTGAAACCACTCCTTCCCATTCTTTAGTATCGTCTTTTCGCTTTGAAAAACCACTGCGTAACTTGGGTAAATCTGCTAATACTTGCTCTACCGTCGTTTTTTTATCTCGCGGAATTAGCGTTCCCGGAACTCCTTGAATATCATAACGAACACCTAGCAAAATAACTCTATGACGTGCTTGAGGAATGCCATAGTCTTCAGATCTGATCAAGAAATCGCTGCTATCTTTATAATTAGGATCACTTAGATCTTCGGCCTCAAGCACTAATGAAAAAATCTTGTATTGTGGGCTAGCGATTTTTGTAATTCTTCCTGGGTTACTCAAGTCCTTTAGAATCTGCGGGAACATTTCTTTCCCATTGACTTTCGCCGAAAGAATTCCCCTTACATTTTCCATGACAAATACGTCTGGCTGGGCAATTGACAGTACTTTTAAGTACTCTTTGTATAAAAAATGTCTGTCATCGTTCTCAGCTTTATAATCCTTGATACCAGCATTTCGTGAACGCCCTGCCAATGAGTAAGCTTGGCAGGGCGGCCCACCTATAACCACTTTAGGCTGCTCTCCATGCGCTTCAACTAACTCCTTAATACGTTTATGGATAAGCTCATTATCTACGCCAAGTGCTTTAGGCTGATATAAGGTTTCTTTCTGAGCTCGCTCAGCTTGCTCAGGGTAGCGCTCAAAAAGCTGTACCCGACTTATCAAGCCTGACAGGTATTCGTTATAACTCGCCACGCCCTCCGCAGAATCTTGAATTTTCCGATAAAAAGCTCTAGTAGTAAGCGTCTTATGAGCAGATGACTCTTTCTCTACAGAAATTCCGATTTTGAAAGGTCTTTTACCCTCACCATCTGTTACTGAAGACACACCCTCCCCTAGGCCGCCCGGCCCAGCAAAAAGGTCGATTACAAGAACTTCACCTGTTTTCATTATTCAGCATCATTGTCAAGTTAAACACCCGGCGATCATACCAGGTAATTAAACATACTCCATTATTTTGTCTAAGAAAGACTTGGCATTCCAAAAAACAACTCTCCTCCCCCTCTTGGCGGCTTTTTATGCCTGCGATTTAGCATTACACCATCCCCCTATCCGCTTTCCGGAAGATGGTAATACTTCAACCGAACAATTATTACCTTTAGGTATTGACTATTAATTTACCTCTCGGTAATAATAGACTCATCAACACAGCAGAACACCGCTGTCACAATCCGGAAGATCGCCGGATAGCTTGAGATCAGCGAAGTGATTTCCCTGCCTCGCAATGGTTTGTCCAGCGAGATCGACAGGTTCCAAAGTTCTTTAGAAGTATTTCCTATGGCGATTCATTACCGAGTCGCCATTAAAAATACTAACGGCGCTTACCAAGGCTTGGTGCGCCACCTGAAAATATTTTGATACTAGAATATTCAGTAAAGGAAGGCTGTGAATTATTACCAATCTGAAGCTGCGCGTCTCTCCCTGAGCAGCGCAAGCATGTTTTTTTAATTAACTGCTGCTCTGTTTCAGCTTCATGCTTCTTCTCACATACAACGCAAAAGAACTCCAGCGCCTCTAAGGATGAGCGCTTACTTACCGCATCATGCATATTTTTAAACGCTAGCCTCTGCTCTTTTGTTGGTCCTTTATTTTTCTTCTTATCCGCCGGCTTAGTTTTCTCACTTAACGTTTTTGCAGTCGCCGCCTTCCTAAGAAGAGCAGCTTCCGCTTTCTTTTTACGCTTGAGATCCAGTAGTTCGCTGAAAGCGGAACCTATTCGGATCGCCTCAAAGTGATCTTTTAAGCGCTGCGTGATGGGGTCTAACTGCATCTCAGGGCCGGTCATTTGAGCGTTCCTCAAGCAGCCTAATCGGCTGAGTTTTTGTAAGAAAACAACTCTAGCCCAAAGTGCCTAACCTAGGTAGTGGTTATCGGCCCCAGGTGGCGTAAGTAACAGCGGAATTGTAGTTTCCTGAAGCGCATTGCACGCGAACTAACGCACTTACACGCAGTGCGCTTTGGGAAGCGTAAAAAGGAGGTGCCTATGCAAATTGGCAACTGGAAGGCGACAGAGAATCATGAGCGCCTTTCACCGAGAGAACTTGAGGCAATGCTATATGCAGCTAACGATCTCTCGATAAAAGAGATTGCGCGAGAAATGAATATTGAGCCAACCACCGTAAGGGCTAGGCTCGATAATGCACGGTTCAAACTAGGTATGCAGAAGACTTTGCGTGGGTTGTGTATGGAAGCATTTAAGCGCGGCATCATCGTACCGCTCTCGCTAACACTGGCTATCGCATTATCGGCGATACCAAACGTTGATTACTTTCGAGGCAATACGGACACCAGCTCAACTAAAACCGTGCTCAGGTACTCAAAAAAGCCTCGATTCAAGCTAAAAAGCAGCAAATAAAAAATCACAGACTAAACTCAATACTACAGCAAAGGAAAAGGAGAAAATCATGCTGATTCTTACAAGACGTATCGGAGAGACATTAATGATTGGTGACAATGTGACAGTCACCGTGCTTGAAACAAAAGGCGGTCAAGTCCGCATAGGCATTGATGCCCCCAAGGAAGTATCGGTACACCGCGAAGAGATTTATAAGCGGATCCAAGCAGAAAAAAACGAGTAACACCCCTTCCCGATGCAAGCGGCACGCCCAGTGCCGTTTTCTTACTCTAAAAATTCAAAAGCAATTATCTACTGTGCAGGAGCTGCGTGGGCGTTCGCCATCACGAAGATGCTCAATATGTTAGCGATAGCCATCCCTGTCAGCTTGCCTCACGGCCAAGCAGCGCATATTGATACGAGTAAACGCCAAGCTAGGGTTTGATATCCCCATATGCATGTAGTCGCGCATGTAGCGAAAGAGCGAACGAGTTGCTGGCGTTACCAGCTAACACTTTTACGCATTAGATTGGCTGCTAGCCGCGCACTGCTTATCCGAAGCTATGCCCAGCAAGGACTCGGAAACCTAAATAGCAGCCAATCTAATGCAGTAACGGTAAGCATGGCGCGGCATTGGAATGATTCCGCTCTCTTGGTCCCCGCATTCATGTTGACCATGCGCTAAAGAATGCCTGTATTCGACTTGCCGGCGTAAGCGGCAATATCTCATTAAGCGTCAATAGCTCAGATGGATAGAGCACTGGTCTTCTAAGCCGGTGGTCGCTGGTTCGAGTCCAGCTTGACGCGCCAAATTAGCCTGCCTTGGCTAATACCGCAGAGCGCACCTGCAATTACTCCAAGTAATGCCCATTCAACCGGTCCCGCAGCATCGGCGTGCGCTGCTGCCTTAATTTTGAAAAGAAGGAGTTTTCCCATGCCACATCAAACAGTTGAAGTTGTTGCAAAGAATCGTGCGGCGCTCGAAGCGCTGGCGGCACGCCTTGGCCTTGGCAGCCCTATCAAGCTGTATATCTCAAGCAAGTTATGGGTAGCAACGTTCCTGAGCAAAGAAGAACAGGAGCGAATGGACACTGAGCATCATTTAAAGATGCTTGGCTATTAAGCCCGTCACTCTACGCCGTCACGAACTAAAAGGAATGTAATGATGAAGACCAATGCCCAGCGTATGTCCGCTGCCCAGTTTCATTATGACAATTTGCACGAAGAAGATTTTAACCCGGTGTCGGCTGTTGATCAGTTTTTGGAAAGCACAGAGGGCTCAAACTGGCTGCACGGCCAAGCCGTAGCGCTGGCAGCGGGATTTGATAGCGACTTTATTACTCAGTCCCAGTTTCGTGCGCACATTAGCGAGCATCTTTCATGCCTTGAGTGGGACGAAGACCAAGATAGTGCGCAAATTGATCTGATTATCATGGCTTGCAACGGAGCAAGCGGCGCCCAAACAGTCGCCAAGCGTCTTGTAGGCGCCGACGGACTGGAAGGCTTAGCCAAAGATCTACTAATCATCAGCGGCGCTATTGAGCTGCATTTAACGCTCTAATCTGCAACAACCAACTTTTAAATCATTTTTAGCAATCGCAAGTTGCGATGGCTTGCATTTGCGTGGAGAAAAACATGAATGCTTTAACAGAACAAAAGCCAGGCTTCAGCCTGGCGCCGCAATCACTTGATGAAGCAATCCGGTTTGCTGAGATTTTATCGAAGTCTGACATTGTGCCCAAAGACTTCAAGGGCAGCCCTGGCAATATCCTAGTTGCTATCCAGTGGGGCTTGGAGCTTGGCTTGCAGCCAATGCAGGCCATGCAAAACATCGCCGTAATCAATGGCCGCCCTTCCCTTTGGGGTGATGCTGTGATCGGTATTGTTCGCGGCTCTTCGCTCTGCGAATACATCTATGAAAACGATGACGGTGAGACTGCAACTTGCCGAGTAAAGCGCCGCGGCGAAGAAGAGCAAGTTCGCACATTTAGCATGACCGACGCCAAAGCAGCTGGCTTGTCTGGTAAGCAAGGGCCTTGGTCTCAGTACCCAAAACGTATGCGTCAAATGCGCGCCCGAGCTTTTGCTCTACGTGACGTATTCCCAGATGTATTGCGCGGTATGCCAGTCGCTGAAGAGTTAATGGATTTACCCGCTAAAGATATGGGTGACGTTAAGCGCTCGCAAACATCAGCGCATGCAGTTGAGCGCCTAGCATCACTTCCAGCCTACTCAGATGAAAGCCTTTTAATAAACCTGCCCAAATGGGAAGCCGCTGTTGCAGGCGAAAAAACCACGCCTGAACGCATTATCTCAATGATCGAATCAAAGCACACGCTTAGTAATGCACAGCGCGAAACAATCTTAAATATTAATGCAGAGCTAGCCATCGAGGAGCAAGCCCATGAAAATTCATAATGTAGCTCAAGGATCTCCGGAGTGGTTGGCTTTGAGAGCTGAGTACTTCACAGCTTCCGAAGCGCCTGCAATGATGGGGTGCTCGAAGTACCAGACGCGCACTGAGTTGTTAGCACAAAAGAAAACTGGGCTTGCTCCTGAGATTGATGAGTTTACTCAAAAGAACTTTGACCGAGGCCATGCTACCGAAGCTCTGGCGCGCCCAATCATTGAATCAATTATTGGCGAAGAACTGTATCCAGTTGTAGGCACTAAAGACCAGTACCTAGCCAGCATGGACGGCATGAGCATGCTCGGTGATGTTATCTTTGAGCACAAACTTTGGAATGCTGAGCTTGTTGAGCAGGTTAAAACTGGCGATCTTTCCCCAGCTTATTATTGGCAGCTTGAGCAGCAGCTGCTTGTTAGTGGTGCTCAGTATGTGATTTTCGTGTGCTCCGATGGCACAGAAGAAAACATGGTGCGCATGGATTACCATCCTGTACCTGGTCGCGCCGAACAGCTAATTGCAGGCTGGAAACAGTTTGAACAAGACCTTGTTGATTTTGAAGCACCTAAGCCTAAGCAGATTGATGCTACAGGTCGAGCGCCTGAGTCACTACCAGCTTTGCTAATCGAAGTTACTGGCATGGTAACTAACAGCAATTTAGCGGCATTCAAATCTCACGCTTTGAGCGTAATAGGCTCAATCAATCGCGACCTAGTAACAGATCAAGACTTTGCAGATGCAGAGCAAACCGTCAAATGGTGCAAGGAAGTTGAAAGTCGTCTTCAAGCTGCTAAGCAGCACGCACTGAGCCAGACGGCTAGCATCGAAGAATTATTCCGCACCCTAGATGATATTAGCGAGGAAACGCGCAATACCCGCCTAAACCTCGACAAGCTGGTTAAGGCAATGAAAGAGAATCGTCGCGCAGAGATTCTTAACAATGCTGCCGCTGCGTTAAATGATCATGTTGCGGCAATCAATAAGCGTCTTGGATCGTTTCAAATACCAAGCTTCCGTGCTGATTTTGCAGGTGCAATGAAAGGTAAGCGCACTATCGCAAGCCTGCAGGATGCAGCAGATTCTGAGCTTGCTCGCGCCAAAATTGAGATCAATGCGCAGGCAGAGATCATCAGCACAAACATTGCCAGTTATAAAGAGCTTGCCTCCGGTTTTGAGTTTCTGTTTTCAGACATACAAGGCTTTATCAGCAAATCGAATGATGATTTTTGTTCATTGGTTAGATTGCGCATTTCTGACCACAAGGCGACAGAGGAAAAGCGCATCGAAGCTGAGCGCTTGCGTATTCGCGCTGAAGAACAAGCAAAGGCTGAGCGTGATGCTGAGGGCAAAAAACAAAAACTTGCAGAGGAAAATGCTCGCGCCAAGCCCGCCGCTGAAGTGAAACATGAAACTTTTGCAGAGCAAGCGTCAGCTCAAGATCTAGCAGTGACAGCCAATGCCGCGCCTGAGCTCATCACAATCACAAAAGCAGAGTACAGGGAGCTGCTTGACGCTTTAGCAAAGCTAACAGCGCTTGAAAATGCAGGTGTTGATAATTGGTCTGGATATTCATACGCCATGAGCCTGCTCGAAGCTGCTTAGGAGGTTGCTATGTTTGACCATCTAACTATCACAGACAACTGGAACGGCGAAGGACTGCCGCCGGTTGGTGAGCGTGTAGGTAACAATCAGCTTAACGCTGCTGGAGTCTACGAGCCTGCCGTCATAGTCGCTCACGCTCCACACCGTGGTGAGCTGATCGCGGTATTCGTGCTTGAAGATAAAAGCGATTGGTCATGGTCCAGCTTTGGCCTAGATGATGGTGACCAACAAGCCTTCATCCCCTGGGTATCAGTTTCACAGGAAAGGCTCAGTGCATAACTTAATCCTGTTTTTAGCATGCGTCTGGCTAGCAGGCTGGGCGCTAATTATCGGAGTCGTAACCTCTTCAATTACGACCTAGGAGCTAATAAATGCCGGCATGTATATCAGTCAATACGACAGAAATTATAATGCGCAACTCAGTTCGCAATGAACTGAAAAACAAAACTGCAGAGTTTTTGAAATCGAACTCAATTACTGTTTTAGAAACTCGCACAGCGCCCCGTCCGGAGCGACCCGCTTATAACTCTGCAATCAGTGTGTCGCCAGCAAAGGCTAAGCAAGTAAGCGTTGCTCGTGAAGAGCTGGCCACTCTGGTTCGCGAGCTAGCAACGGTGCAGTTAATGGGCCTTGAAATTAAAAGGTCCGCAACTGAAATAGCAAAAGTAATGCGCTGCCGCGGCTATAAAATGCGGGCTCCGTCAGTTATCCGGATTGCTGAAAGCATTGGCATTGCGCTGGCTGCATAAACAAAGAGGAAATCAATATGGCACGCGGAATAAATAAAGTGATTTTGATTGGTAACGTCGGTGGTGACCCTGAAGTACGTTACATGCCTAACGGAAACGCAGTTACAAACTTAACACTAGCCACCAGTGATAGCTGGAAAGATAAACAGTCCGGCCAGATCCAAGAACGTACTGAATGGCATCGCGTTTCTCTTTTTGGGAAGATCGCGGAAATTGCTGGGCAGTACCTTGTTAAAGGCTCAAAGATTTATATCGAGGGCCGGTTGCAAACCCGCGAATGGGAAAAAGACGGTGTGAAGCGCTACACAACCGAGGTCATCGTAGATATGGGCGGCACTATGCAAATGCTAGATAGTCGTGCCGATGGACAAAGTGATAAGCCTGCACAGTCACAGCAGCGGCCACAGCAGCGCCCTACCCCAACGGCTAACACCCAAGCAAGTGTGCAGCCAGAGCCTAATTACGACAGCTTTGATGATGATATCCCTTTTGATAATCCATACCGAGGTAAGCGAGCACTTCTTATTTAAGGTATAGCAATGAAACCCAAAACAGCGGCTGAGCGCATGCGTGAAAAGCGTGCGCGTGACAAGCTACGTGAAGAAGAGCGGCTGGCGGTTCTGCTGGCAAAAACTATAAAGCTGCAGGTATACCAAGGCACGAACGAGATTCTTGATCGACTCTTGATTGAAACAGGCATCGATGAGCCGCAGGACCTTATCACCCGGCTTATTCATGGCGCAAAGCTCTTAACGCCAGAACAGAAACAAGAAATGTTTTCTTAATGAGGCGATGCATGACCAAGCAAGAGCAGCAAATCGACAGCATCGAGGCGCGCTTAAAATAATTAAACTATTTTGCGTTACGGTGAAAGTAATGAGCAAGAAAATATTTGTTGTGATTCTAAAGAGCGGTCGCAAGCACACAGCAGTCCGCGACAAGATCATCGTAAAAGCAGAAAACGAACAGGCTGCTATTTCATCAGCAAAAGCTATCAGCGTCCGAGTAAAAGGCAAATGCATAGCTATTGCTTGCGAGGCTGACCCGGTTACAGATCTTGGTTGTTTAACCAGATCGCAAGTCGCTGAGATGCATGCGCAAATCAGACGGGAAATCTTGGAAAGAAGCGAGCGCATCAGGATCGGCTTCTAATGACTAAAGCCATGTGGATTGTTTGCTTGCCATGCGGTAAGCG